AGGCGAATGTGTGTGTGACCTGGGGGTAGGGGGTTGAATGCCGTTCGCTTCCACGACGATCCGGGATCGTCGGCGGGCTGAGGTTCGCCGGCGCGACGGGGACGCTCCGTGTGCGTTGCGGATCACCGCGGATTGTCAGGCGTTGAGTGGCTTCATTGATTATGACGCTCGTGCGCCTCATCCGCGTTCGTTCGAGGTTGACCACATCGTCAGTACTGATGAGGCGTTTCGGATGGGTTGGTCTGAGGAAGAGGCTGACGCGTTGGACAACTGTCAGGGTGTGTGTCGGCAGTGTAATCGTGCGAAGTCGTCTGGTGTTCGTCCGGTGGCTGAGGTTCGTCCGTCGTATGTGAATCCACGTTTTATCTGATCTTGCGCTGTTTGGCGCGTTACGCCGACGCCGGGCGGTCAACCGGCGGGTCCGAGAGGATAGCCGATGGCTGAGTACACCACGTTGAATGAGGCGATGGCCGCTGGTGATGAGTTGGCGGAGGCGCAGATTCGTTACCGTCTGCTTGCTGAGGCGTTTGAGGAGAAGCCGCAGCTTCGTTCGCAGCTGAACACGCAGATCGAGCGTGCTAAGGCGGAGATTTTGCGGTTGAAGGCGCTCAAACCTGAGTCGGAGTCGGCTCCGAAGGAGTCCGGCAAGGTTGTGGCTTTCGATGCCGATCGCTTCCGGAAGTCGGGTTAACCCTGCGCCGCTTGTCGACATTGCCCGCCAGTGTTTCATCCCCGATGACATAGCTTTCACGCGCTACAACGAACTGATCGCGCCTGAGCTGCCCGGTATGGGGATTGTGCTCGATCGGTGGCAGGAAGACATTTGGTACGCGGCCCTGGGTTTGCGTGAGGACGGCACGCTGGCGTGCGATGTGATGGGTGTGACCCTGAGCATTGCGCGGCAGGCCGGCAAAACGTGGGGTGTCATGGTTGGGCTGATTGCGATCTGTTTGTCCCGTCCTGGGACGCTGGTGGTTTGGTCGTCGCATCATGATCGGACGTCGTCGGAGACGTTGACGAAGATCGCGGGGATTGTGGAGAAGCCGGCGATTCGGCCGAAGATGCGTGCTCAGCACCCGGTGGTGCAGACCGATGACAGTCGTGGTGTGCATTTCGCGAACGGGTCGCGGATCTTGTTCGGTGCCAGGTCGGCGGGGTTTGGTCGCGGTTTCTCTGAGGTTGATATTCAGGTGTATGACGAGTGTCAGAACCTGAAGGATTCGGCGTTGACGGACATGCTCGCCGCGATGAACGTGTCTGAGATTGGGTTGGCGTTCTTTATGGGTACGCCGCCGCGCCCGCAGGAAGTGGCGTTGGGTGTGCATGACGCGTTCAAGCGCCGGCGGGATAAGGCTTTGGCGCCGGTGAAGAAGCGTCCGTTCAAGGGCATCTATGTGGAGTTCTCCCCGGAGAATCCCAAAGATGTGGTGGCGGATATTGATGCGCCGCGGTTCTGGGAGAAGCTGGCGGAGGTCAATCCGTCGTTCGGGTTCCGTGTCGGGAAGTCGGCGATTGAGCGTCTGGTGGAGAACATGTCTCCGGAGGATGTTCGCCGTGAGGTGTTCGGCATCTGGGATAAGACGAACGAGACTCTGGCGGTTGTTCCGCGGGACCAGTGGAACAGCCTGGCGGCGGATGTTGATGTGGATCCGGAAGGTGTGGCGGCGTACGGGATCAACGCCACACGTTCTGGCTGGTATTGGATCACTGCTTGTTGGCGCGAGGGAGAGTCCGCGCACGTAGAAATTGCTCTTGGGACACAGTCGGAGGTGGAGGCGATGAATTTCATGTCTCGCCACGCCACTAAACGGACACCTATCAAGCATGATTCGACCGGTGCGGCGAAAGCTTTGGGGGAGAAGCTCAAAAAGCTGTACTTCAATGCGTCTGCCTATACGCAGAATGAGGCTGGTGCGGGGAACGCGTTGTGGCTGAGTTTGGTTGAACAGGGACGTTTGTCGCACGACGGTCAGCAGGATCTTGAACTGGCTGTGCGGGGGTCGCGCCGTCAGGATCGTACTTCGGGAGGTTGGATGCTTGTGCCACGTTCCGAGTCGTTCGATATCGGTCCAGCTATCTCCATGTCGGGGGCGGTGTATGCGGCGATGACCGCTCGCCGCCCGTCTGGGAACAGTCGCGCAACGCATCGGCGTAAGCGGCATTCGAATGGGGTGCCGGCGTGATTCAGCAGCAGACGGTTCGTATCCCCAGTTTGTCGAACGACGAGAACGCCCTGATCAATGGTCTTCTCGCGCAGATTGAGAACTTGCGGTGGAAGAATCTGCTGCGCACGTCGTATTACGAGAACAAACGCACGATCCAGTATGTGGGGACGTTGATTCCTCCGCAGTATTTCAACCTTGGTCTGGTGCTGGGGTGGACGGGTAAGGCTGTTGATGCTTTGGCCCGCCGCTGCAACCTAGAAGGGTTCGTGTGGCCGGACGGTGACCTGGACAGTCTTGGTGGCACCGAGGTTGTGGACGATAACCATCTGTTGTCGGAGATTGACAGTGCGATTGTGGCTGCGATGCAGCACGGTCCGGCGTTCCTGATCAACACTGTTGGTGAGGACGACGAGCCGGAAGCGTTGATCCATGTCAAGGACGCCTCCGAGGCTACCGGTGAGTGGAATCGGCGCCGTCGCGGTTTGAACAACTTGTTGTCGATCATCGACAAGGACAAAGAGGGCAAGGTGCTGTCCCTGGCCCTGTATTTGGACAATGAGACAGTCACCGCGCAGCGGGACAAGGCCACGTTGAAGTGGCAGGTCGACCGTGATGATCATGTTTACGGTGTGCCGGCGCAGGTGTTGCCGTACAAGCCTGCACCGAAGCGTCCGTTTGGGCAGTCGCGGATCACTAAACCCATGATGGGGTTGCAGGACGCGGGGGTGCGTGAACTGGCCCGCCGCGAAGGCCACATGGATGTGTTCTCTTATCCAGAGTTTTGGCTGCTTGGCGCTGATGAGTCGGCGCTGAAAAACGCTGACGGAACGATAAAGTCGGTGTGGGAAGCTCGCCTGGGCCGGATCAAGGGTCTTCCTGATGATGCTGATGCGGATATTCCGCAGCTTGCACGTGCGGATGTGAAGCAGTTCCCCGCCGCGTCACCGGATGCGCATTGGTCTGACATCAATGGGTTGGCGAAACTGTTCGCCCGTGAGGCGTCGCTTCCGGATACGGCGGTGGCGATTTCTGGGTTGTCGAATCCGACGTCGGCTGAGTCGTATGACGCTTCGCAGTACGAGCTGATCGCTGAGGCTGAAGGCGCGGTGGATGATTTCACGCCGGCGCTGCGGAAGGCGTTCATTCGTGCTTTGGCGATGAAAAACAAGGTTGCGATCGACGAGATCCCCGATGAGTGGAAGTCGATCGATGCGAAGTGGCGGGATCCGCGGTATCTGTCGAAGTCGGCGCAGGCTGATGCGGGGATGAAGCAGTTGGCGGCGGTGCCGTGGCTTGCGGAGACCGAGGTCGGTTTGGAACTGATCGGTTTGACACCCCAGCAGGCGCGTCGGGCCATTGCCGACAAGCGCCGCGTTCAGGGTCGCGGCACGCTGCAAGCTCTGATTGACCGGTCGAACAATGGCGCCACGGCTCAGTAACGTCCTGCAAGGGTTGACGGTACTGGCTCTCGATGATCTGGATGATCTTTGGTCGTTGAGCCCAGCAGAGTTGGAAGCCGCCTTGTTTGGGGTGTTTCCCGATGTCTTGGAGACGTGGAGCGAAGCCGCTATGGCGGCTGCGGCGGACTGGTACGACGAGCTGCGTGAAAGCGCTGAGGTGGCCGGCCGGTTCTCCGCGATCGTTGAACCCATCGAGGATCTTGGGACCTACGCGCTGGCCGGGTGGGCGGCGGAACCGTTGAAACTGCCCGAACCTGATGTGCTTTCCGTCAAGTCTCGGTTGGAGGACGGCTTCCAGAAGCGTCTGGCCAACTCGGCGAACTACACGATCACCGGATCAGCCCAGGAGGATCCGCAGGCACGCGGATACATGCGGCGCACCCGGCCCGGTGCGTGCAAGTTTTGCATCATGGTCGCCTCCCGCGGCGCTGTGTACACGAAACGGTCGGCAAGGTTCGCGTGTCATGGGCATTGCTACTGCGAGGCTGTCCCGGCGTGGGGTGGTCAAGCGTTGCCGGTGGAGCCGTACAAGCCATCGGATAAGCCGTCCACGCCGGAAGATCGTGCCCGCGTGCGGCAATGGATCAAAGACAACCTCGACTAGAAGGTTCACAAAGACTTCCCGTCACATGGCGGGTTACGCCCACGTCCGGCGGTCAACGGACGGACCAGGAGGAACAAATGTCTGAGACTGCAGAAGGAACGACTGCGGAAGGCCAGGGCGGCAACAACAGCGGAGAGACGCCCGCCGCGAACGAGTTCAAGGCAATCACCTCGCAAGAAGAGTTGAACGCCGCGCTGAAGGAACGTTTGGACCGCGAACGGTCAAAGTTCAAGGACTACAACGATCTGAAGGCGAAGGCTGCCAAGCTCGACGAGATCGAGCAGGCCAACCTTTCTGAACTCGAGAAGGCCAACGGTCGGATCACTGCTGCTGAATCTGAGCGGGACACCGCCAAAGCGGAAGCGTTGCGGCTTCGCATTGCGGTCACGCACGGAATCTCACTGGAAGACGCTGATCTGTTCCTCACTGGAACCGACGAAGAGACTCTTACTGCCCAGGCGAAGAGGCTCGCAGACCGCGCCGCGGAGCAGGCGAATGCCGAGGCCGAGCGCAAGAAGAAACATCCGAATGTGCCCAAGGAGGGCACGTCGACAAACAGCGGAACCACCCAAGAGGAAGAGGATCTCGCGTTCGCGCGGACCTTCTTCAGCGGCGGCGGTTCCTAACCTCTGAAAGGAAACGCCTCTCATGGTCGCTCTTGCAACCGGCACATTTCAACTGCCGAAGCACCTGGTTCCCGGCGTGTGGCAGAAGGCTCAGGGACAGTCCGTCCTGGCCCGCCTGTCGATGGCCGAGCCTCAGGAATTCGGTGAACAGCAGTACATGACCCTGACCGCCCCGCCTCGCGGCGAGGTCGTCGGTGAAGGTGCTCAGAAGAGCGAGTCGACGGCGACGTTCGCTCCCGTCACCGCCATCCCCCGTAAGGTGCAGGTCACCCAGCGGTTCAGCCAGGAAGTCAAGTGGGCTGACGAGTCTCGTCAACTCGGCGTCCTGCAGACCATGGCGGACCTGTCCGGTGTTGCTCTGGGTCGTGCTCTCGACCTGATCGGCATTCACGGCATCAACCCGCTCACCGGTGCGGCTCTGTCGGGTTCGCCGGCGAAGATCCTCGACACCACTAACATCGTCGAGCTGACCACCGGCACCTCAGCCACGCCCGACCTGGCTGTTGAGGCTGCTGTGGGTCTGGTCCTCGGTGACAACCTGTCCCCGGACGGTGTCGCGCTGGACAACACCTTCTCGTTCATGCTGGCCACCCAGCGTGATTCGCAGGGCCGCAAGCTGTACCCGGAACTCGGTTTCGGCACGGACGTCGCTTCCTTCGCCGGCCTGAACGCGGCGGTGTCGGACACCGTCCGTGGCGGCCCGGAGGCTGTGACCGCGTCGACCGGTGTGTACCGCACCACCAACCCGAACGTGAAGGCCATCGCCGGTGACTTCTCCGCGTTCCGTTGGGGTGTGCAGGTCAGTATCCCTCTGGAGCTGATCGAGTTCGGCGACCCGGACGGTCTGGGTGATCTGAAGCGTCAGAACCAGATCGCGATCCGCGCTGAGGTTGTGTACGGCATCGGCATCATGTCGACCGATGCGTTCGCTGTGGTCCGCGACGCCGACGAATCCTGATAGGGGAGATCATGACCGCGAAGAAAGTTGAGACGGTCACTCTGATCGCCCCCAACGGACAGACCGTTCTGGTCGCCGAGTCCAAGAAGGATGCGCGTCTGGCTGGTGGCTATCGGCTGCCGGCGAAACGTGCATCGGCGAAGAACAGCAAGTGAACAGGATGGCGTGACCCGTGACTGAGATCATCAAAGCCGCAGACCTGCCCGATGACATCGCCGCGAATGCGATGGCCGCAGTGTGGGTTGACGGTGCGAATGCTCGCGCGTCACGGGTCGCGCCATGCCTGGCCGCCGACCCTACTGACGACCAGTTGGCGGAGGCGAAGCTGATCCTGATCGGCGCGGTGATGCGCTGGTCGCAAGCCGGATCCGGTGCTCTGCAATCGCAAACCATGGGTCCCTACGGGGTCACTTTCGATACGCGCCAGCGCGGCGGGTTCAACCTGTGGCCCAGTGAGATCACCCAGTTGCAGGACATCTGCAAGAACGGTGCGGAGTCGAAAGCATTCGCGGTCGACACCGTGGCCTGCGGGAATTACCACTCGCCGATCTGCTCTGTCTACTTCGGTGGAACATGTTCGTGCGGTGCGGTTCTGGCGGGTCAGCCGATCTACGAGCAGGAGCCATGAGATTCCCCACTCCGTTCACCGTCGGCGTGCATTCCTACTCTGAATCCGGTGAGGACGACTATGGTCGCGACGAACCGATGTGGACCCCACCCAAGGACGAACCTGGCACACCACAGGCAGTTCATGGATGGTCCTCACCATCGTCGACGGAGCCGAAGCTCGCTGGGCACGACAGGGTAGAGGTGCACATCGAACTTCTGGTGCCGCCGGAATTCTCGACGGGGCCACACGATGTGATTGACCTCGAAGGGGTTCAGTACGAAGTCATCGGATATCCGGAAGACTTCACTGGGTCACCGTTCGGTGGGGTTGGCGGCAAAGTTGTGAATCTTCGGAGGGTTGAAGGGTGATTGTCGTTCACACGCATGAAGAGCTTGCTGAATGCGAAGGCGCAACGCGTTTCTCCACCGATGAACACAACAACCTGTGCATTTGGGGTGGCTCCAAAACGGACCAACTGTTGGGTGTGTTTCACGCCGGACATTGGGTGAAAGTGGTGGTGGAAGATGACGATCAGGGTTAAGCACAAGATCGGCGGCTACTACAAGCTCCGATCGGCTGGTGGTGTGGTGGCGTTCGAGGAAGCCGCCGCGAAGGATGTGGCTGCCAGAGCCAACAAGCAGTTGAAAGGCAAAGGCGGTATTGGGTTTGCGGTGTCGAGCCGGCAGGGTGCACGGCGGCCACAAGGACGCTGGCGTACCAGCGTCGCTGCGGTGTCACCATACGCACGACGCCATAACGCGAAGCACAACACCCTGATCAGGGCTCTCAGTGGGTGACTTCTGGCTGCCGGACGCCCCGGGTGTGCTCACCGGCATCCGCATTGTCAAAGAGGGACAGCCGGGGATCCGGGTCTCCGACGAAATGCCCACCAACCGTCCTAACCGAATCATCATCATCTCCCAAGTTGACGGACGACGACCAAACCCGGTGCAGTCCGTACACCGGCTGCTGGTCGAATGCTGGCTGAGCAAAGCACTCCGATCCAGCATCAACATCGAAGCATGGTGCGGCGAAGTCTCGTCCGTACTACGTAACTCGGCCGGATCCTTGTTTTCGGGGGTGTTCTCCTACGGCTGGTCAAACCAGCAAGGACCCGTGGACTTCCCCGACCCAGACGTCACCGACATGGACCGGTGGCAGTTCCACGGAGACCTCACACTCTCCACCAAATAACTGAATACCGACCCTTTTTTCAGGCCCAGCCAATCAACGCCTGAAAGGGGCGCGAGCCATCATGGCCGATTCAAAGAATGTGTGGGCCGCAGGCCGGTCCGCTGATGACGAAGCGTTTTTCGGCGCCCCGCTTGGGACTCCTCTGCCGACCGACGCGATAGCTGAACTCGATGCGGCGCTCGAACCGCATGGCTGGATGGGTGATGACGGATTCGTCAACAACATTCAGCGTGACGTGACGAAGCACAAGGACTTCGCCGGCACCACAATCAAGACTACGCAGGACAACTACGAGGAGACCGTGGCTGTCACCTGCTGCGAGTCGAATCCGGTCGTGCTGAAGACCGTGTTCGGTGACAGCAACGTTGACGTGGACTTCACCGACGGGCATCGCAAGATCACGATCCGTCACGATGAGGCGCCGCTGCCGCGGAAGTCGTTCGTGGTCCGCGTGGTCGACGGGGTGAAGACCCGCATGCTGGTCATCCCCGAGGGCCAGGTGACAGAGATCGGTGAGGTGACCTGGCTGTCGTCCGAGCTGGTTCAGTACACCCTGACCATCGACTGTTTCATCCCCGCGAAGGGCTCGCATCCGGAGAACCCGGCCGGCGTCAACGAATACATCGACGAGCCGGACGTTCTCGACGAGTCGTAACAACAGTCCTGCCCGGTGGTTTTCCGTGGCTGGGCCTGGCCACCGGGCAGGCCCTCAGGCCCAGCCCAAAAAACATCGAACAAGAAGGTCCAGCCAAAATGACCGACATCATTCCCGCCTCCGATCCGCGTGTGCGAGTCACACTGACATTCCACCCCGAAGGGCAAGCCCCACTGTCGGTGTCGTTGCCGCGGTGGGACTTCCTCGATGAGGCCAGTGTCCGTGACATCAAAGCCGCGTTGCGCCGCTTCAAGCAGGACGCGGAGAAGCAGAGCGACGAGATTCGCCGCCAGTTCCGCAAGTACCAGGTGGAGTCCCGCAAGTACCAGAAGGCGTTGGCGGCGTGGGAGAAACGACTCGACGACCCCGACGTTGAGGATCCTGGTCCAGAACCGGAGGAACCGGAACGCCCCGACTTCGGTGAACAGATGGACGAGCGGGAAGCTGAACGCACCGCGAACCTGGCGCTGTTCAAGGTGGTCTTGACCGATGAGCAGTTCTCGGTGGTGGAGAACTGCACCTCCGCGGAAATCGCGCAGGCCAAGGCCGAGTGGGATCGGGTGTCTGCGGTTCCGCTGGGGGAATTATTGGCCTCTCCGACCTCCTCGACGGAGAGCACGGGGGGGCCATCCGCGCCGACCTCCTCGCCCGCGGATGGACAATCCGAGACATCGGCCCCCGAATCTCCTGGGGTGACGTCCGCGACCTGATCGCCTGGCTCCCACCGAACGGGGACAGCGCCTACTACCGGTCTTTGCATCCCCGTTCATGGTGGTGGACACCGCTGTTCGATTTCCTGGCGATGATTCTGGTGACGTTGCAGGGAGCGAACTGGCAACGCGGCGGCGGTAAGGGAACACGCCCCAAGATTCAGAAGCGTCCCTCTGACAAGCCGCCGGCCGTGAGATCGGTCGCCGAACTCGACGAGAAGAAACGCGCACAGGCCGATCACATTCGGCGGCGCCGTGCACAGAAACAACGGGAGGTGGCCAGTGGCTAACGGAACTGAACTGGCCGTCGCCTACGTCAGCATTGTGGCTGAGACGAAACAGCTCAAGAAGCAGATCGATTCGGCATTCAATGAGGCGGAGTCGGCGTCCCGCCGTTCCGGGCAGAAGATCGGGCAGAACCTCAACACCTCCATCGGGAACGGGTTGGGCGGGTCGAAGAACGCAGCCGCCAAGGCTGGTGCAGACGCCGCTCAGGCGTATGAACGTGCCCTGCAGTCCTCCATCCGTGGGGAGAAGATCGGCAACGCTGTCGGAACGGTCATCGGTAAGGGTATCGGCCTGGGCATCAAGGCCGGTATTGGTGTTGCTGCTGCAGGTGCTACTGCCGCTGTCGGGCTGCTCGCTACCTCCCTGACCAAGGGCTTCACGCGGCTGAAAAACATCGACAACGCCAAGTTCAAGCTTGAGGCTCTTGGCCATTCGGCGTCTGATGTGAAGACGATCATGGATTCGGCGTTGAAGTCGGTGAAGGGCACCGCTTTCGGGCTTGATTCTGCTGCCAACACTGCCGCCACTGCGGTCGCCGCCGGCGTCCCCACTGGACAGTCTCTCACCGACTATTTGTCCAATGTCGCGGACGCCGCGGCGATCGCCCAAACGTCGCTCGACGATATGGGTTCGATCTTCAACAAGGTCCAAACCAACGGTAAAGCGATGACTGACGATCTGCAGATGCTCGCCGATCGTGGGTTGCCGATCTTCACGTGGCTGCAGAAGCAGTACGGGGTGACCGGTGAGGCGCTGCAGAAGATGGTTTCTGACGGCAAGGTTTCTGCCGCGGACTTCCAGCGCGCGGTGCATGACAACATCGCTGGGTCGGCGCAGAAGATGGGCCAGTCGTTCGATGGCGCGGTTCAGAACCTTGACGCCGCCTTGGGGCGGCTCGGCGCGACGTTACTTGGTGTGCCGTTCGAGAACGCCTCTGGTGGTATCGGTACCCTCACCACCGCCCTGGACAACCTGAATAACTGGGTCAGCGCCCATCAGGCTCAGATTGTCGACTTCTGGACGGCTCTCGGTAAGGCTGTGGTGTGGGCCGCTCAATCCACACTGCAGGGCGCATCGGACATTATCGAAGCTGTCGCCGGCCTCGCTGGTGGTATTGGCAATGTGCTTGGAGCCGTCAACAAGTTTGAGGCGTGGCAGGCCGACATCCGCGGGGACCACGACACCGCCAACGAGTTGCGCACTCAGGCTGAAGAATTCTTCAGCTGGGGCGAGGGACTTCAGAAGGTGTCCGACAACCTTGCTGAGGCAGCGCAGAACGCTGGGAGTTTCTACGGCAAGCTCGATACGTGGGCTGCGAAGACGAAAGCCGCCGCGCAGGTCGCCGATGCTTTGGGCGACTCATTCATCAAAATCAACGACAACGGGCAGATCATCGTTGAGTCCAACGCCATGGAAAAGGTGGAGGAACTCAACGACCTCGGCATCGTTGTAAAGAATCTCCCCGACGGGTCATTCGAGGTTGTTGCCGGCACCCCTGCGGCACAAGCCGCCCTGGACGCGTTCGTGTCGAAAAACTCGACCCTCCCCCCTGCCACTGTTCCGGTGGATGTGGACATCACCGCCGCTAAGCAGAAGCTGCAAGGTTTGTACAACGAGGTGTTCCATGCCCCGTCGGGATACACGCCGCCCACAACAACTCCGGGCAGCGTGGGTGAAATGCTTGTGCCGGCCGGCGCGGACGGTTATGTGCCCTATAACCCTGAGGATTGGAAGCGTCCACGTTTCGGTGGGGGTCGTGCTCACGGCGGTCCGATCGGTGGCCCCGGCCCGAAGGGCAAAGACAACACCCTGATCATGGCTGCCCCCGGCGAGCACATGCTCACCGCCGATGAAGTTGATGCTTTGGGTGGGCAGTCCGGGGCATATGCGTTGCGTGCGGCGATCCGCGCCGGTGCGATCCCCGGATTCTCCAATGGTGGTGCGATCAAGCAGGGCGGCGTTCCGTGGATCGACCAGGAAATCGGTGCTACCGACAAGGATCGTCGAGGAACATCGCCCGACCCGAACCGAGGAAACAACCCCAACCAGAAGGGCCTGCCTGACTGGAGTGAAGGCGGCAAGTGGGGCGATCCGCCCCCCGGATGGTTCGACAAGCCGATCGACCCGGACGATTACCTGTTTCCGGAGTGGTGGCCGCCCGGTATGCGGGACATTTGGAAGCACCCATATGACCGCAGCAAGATTAAACCGTTTGCGGTTCCCGGGTTTGAGAATGGTGGCGCGATCCCCGCGATCGACTACGCCTACCAGAATTCGGGCCAGCCGTACCAGTACGGGGCGTTCGATTGCTCAATGTTCATGTCGCAGATTTATGCGCGCATGGCAGGTCTTCCTCCGGGCCGGTACTTCACCACCGATTCCGACTTCGAAGCGTTGGGGTTCAAGCGGGGCTTCAAGCCCGGAGCATTGAATGTCGGAACCAACGGTGGCAGCGGAACTAACGGTCACATGGCGGGCACCCTGCCCAACGGCATCAACGTGGAGAACGCGGGCAGCGCCGGATCCATGTATGGGGCTGGGGCGAAGGGCGCCAACGACTTCTCCCAGCAGTGGTACTACGAACCACCGAACTCCGGTGACATGGGGGACATGCAGCAGCACGGCATGTCCGCTGGCCTGCCTCCTGGGCCGGTCGGTGCCGGTGGGCAACCAGTCCAGGGCAGTGATGGTGCCGCGCTCCCCACAGATTCGGGCCGAACTGAGGGCTACATTCCCGCCGGCGCCGGCAACACCAGTGTTGCGGGTACCAGCTTTGTGTCCGGGTTGTACAACATGGGCGCCGAGGCGATCAACGGTCTGATCGACCAGGCGGCTTCTGCTGCGGCTACCGCGGCTTCGGCTGCCGCAACGGCGGGCAGTTTCGGCGCCGGCGGTCAGGCCGCGGGGCCAGCGGCGGCGTTCGCAATCGGGTTGGGTGCTAACGCCGCTAAGCGTGGTGTGTCGTATGGATTCCAGATGGCCGGCATCGGCACGGACGCACTCATCGAACAGTTGACTCCGTTTGGTGCTCCGCGCTGGCTGTCCACGGATGTGACAGCGTTCTTGCCGCAAGGGGCGGCTATGCCGGCGGCCACGACGACCGGTGAGCAGATGGAGCAGCAAGCAGCGGGTGCGCAACCCACAGCGGCTGGTCAACAACCGGTAGGACAGCAGCCTCCGCCGATGCCACATCAGGGCAATGGGGCACCGCCGGGACCGGGGGCGCCTACCCCCGCACTTCCCGCAGGGCCACCTCCTGGGCCGCAGGCTGCCAGCCAGCCGGTGACCCCGGAGCAGACCGACTGGTGGCGCAACATTTTCTCCTTCGACCAGGGTGGCGTGCTGGAACCGGGAATGGTTGGCAAAAACTTCTCCAGCCGCCCCGAGTACGTCTTCACCGAGGACCAAATGGCCGAATTGACACCAGCAATGGGCCGCAATGCACCCCTTGTGGGCACGTTGCAGGCACTGGATATGGATGAGGCGATGAGCAAGCTTTCGAAGGTGCAGCGCCGCGAAGCGATGACTCATCAGGGGCGGCCATGAGTCAGCCGGGGATCCGCGATATCTCCATCCACGGGCAGAACGATGAACACCTCTGCGTGCACGGCGAGGACCGCGGACGCCAAGGTGTTTATCTGTCCGAGGGTGGGGTGTCGGAGCTGTACGACACCCCGGAGAAGCAGACGTGGAAGCAGGGTGCTCGGCAGCGCCGCGCCAAGCAGAAGTCCCGGAAACCGGTTGCCCGGGACATGGACTTGCAGTTCACGTGTGTGGAGACGAATGGGCGTACAGCGGAGCAGAACGAGTCCCTGCTGATCCAGGCGATCGGGTTCGAACTGGACCGCTACGACCTGGACGCCAAGTACGCGAAAATCAGTGTCTCCACGGAAATGTCAGGCACCAGATACTTGGACATCGTCCAGTACGAGGACCCTGACCTGTCCCCGAAGATCGACCCGATTCAGCAGCAGCTGTTGAAGCCGCTGTTGAAAATCCGGGCCGGCGACCCGGACTGGTATGAGAAGCCGCACGTGTCGACCGCCATATTCACTGAGGCGGGCTGGGGTGAGGTGGAGGTGTCCAACCCCACCAACCGTGACATGTTGGTGAAATGGGTGGTGACCGGCGGAACCCCGACGCTGCCGGACTTCTCGTGGGGCGGTAAGCCGGGGAATCGCTCCCCGATGGGGAAGGATGCGGCGCGGATGGTGCCGTGCCGCAACATCACCCCCACCGATGGCGGGTTGACGATCGACCTCGATCCCGATGAGTTGATGGCACGCACCGCCAACAACACCAACTATCTGGCTCGTATGGGTGGTCAGTTCTTCATGCATGTGGTCCCGCCGTACACGCAGAAGCAGAAGCTTCCCGTGTACGTGACGGACGTTCCCGAGGGAGGGGTGACTGTGCAGTTGATTCAGCCGCGGCGCTGGTCCCGCCCGTGGGGTCAAGAGTGGGTTAGCTGAAGTGATCGACGTCGAACCGGACCTCACCGCCGAGTGTGAGGCGATCTGGCGTGCCACGCTCGCGCAGAAACGCCAAGAGCAGATGCTGCGCGACGAAGACGTCCTCATCCGATTGTGGGATGGGGACTGGGGCTTGCACCACCTGATGCGCAACGAGTATTCGGCGACGTTCGCGTGGATCTCGAATGATTCGGGGCCGGCGCAAACCGAGGTGCCGTTCGATTCTCCGGAGGGGTTCTGGCTCTACGACATGTGGGGCCGCATGGAACGCGGCGAGAAACGCAACGTGCACATCACCGCGGACTATTGCGGTGCCCGCTGGTCGGGCCGGCTTGATAAGTGCGTGGTGGAGTACCGCGAAGACGGTGACGTGGTCGTGGTGTGCGACTGGCTGCACGACTATGAGAACACCAAGTGGTATTCCGTGTGGAGTAACCCTTGGTTGCCGGCTGCATTCCAGTTCCCCCGCGCCTTTCTCGTGGCAGGTCCGGTCACGTGGATTCTGAAACTCGCCCTGCACCTCCAGCTGATCCGGGAACACAACCCGCTCATCACTATCCCTGACGACCCGCTTGACTTTGCGTCCTACTTGGATGTTTTCGACCAGTCCACCTGGCAAGTAGTCGTGAAGCCAACGTCGTTCATCGACGCGATGAACTCCGGTGTGGTGTGGGGCCTGATTTCTAGCCGCTGGCAGAACTGGCACGACATGGCGCACACCATGCTTGAGGACGCCGAACTGTCCGTGCAGTGCACCCGCTACCTGCCAGGCGATCCGGAGCCGTGGCGCGGCGCGAACTTGCGCTACGGAACCCTCGTCATCGATATCGTCGACAAGTCTGGTGTCCACATTGGAACTTCGAACGGCGGCACCGCATTTGACGGACTGGCTCGTACAGTGGCCGAATTCGCCGACGACTTCATCGATTCCACTGAGAACCTCATCGAGGACACCGACCAGCCGAACGACTACTTCCTCCCCAACCTGCGGTTGACCCACAAGGAACACCCGTACGCGGTGTACCGGCAGGTGGAGACCGGGCAGCACGTCAACTCCCCAGCCAAGGGTGTCCAGGTCAACGTGGGCGGGCACAGCATGCCCGGCGTCAATGAGGCCATCTCAGCGTCGATCCAGGCGGCCTTTGACATCTTGGGTGGCCTCGCCCAGATCGGGTCCTTGGGCGGCACGGTCGACACCCTACTCAAGCCCCTGTACGAAGACACCATACTCGCGTGGTGGAGCGTCAAAAGCATTGAGCGTGCGCAAAAATCCGGCTGGTCTAGGTACTTCGAGTATTTCCAGGACGGTGCCAACAAGGCGTACACCATCGCATCCCTGATGGTGTTGCGGGCCGGGTTCTGGGCAACCAAAACTACCATCTCCTGCAAACTGAAGGTTATCGACGGTGCCCCGTACCTGATCGGCGACAACGGGTTAGGGCACTACTTCCTCGATGACCGTTTGGGCTACGTCATCCCTGATGATCCGAACGGTCGGATCTGGATGGACCGCGCCCGCAAGATCGAACTGAAACTCACCGAAGACGGTGCCAAGGAATGGATCCCCACCATCGGAGACGACAGGGCTTTGCAGGACCCTGCCCAGAGGGCGTGGGGAAAGATCGAGCAAATCGTGGCCGGACTAAGAGATTTGGGTGTCTACTGATGGATTTCCCGACTCGCGAGAACTGCGACCCCACCAACCCGGAAGAAGCATTTCTGTGGATGCTGGTGGCGTGGCCTGGTATGCGTGGCGGACAGTTGGCGATGCCAGTCGACTACCTGCGGATGGTGTCGAAACGCCTGTGGGACTGCGGTGCTCGGCCCACAGAGGAACCGGTCATCAAGTACCGCAGGCCGTCCGGTAATGAGCCGCACTGGCTGACCTCACCTGGGACGTGGGTTCCGGTGGAGGAACCTGACCCGGAGCCGAATCCTGCCCGCGATGCGGTGGCCCGGCTGACGCCGCAGCAGCAGGCCGAAGTGTTCCGCGAACTGCAGCGGCTACGTGAAGAGGAGTCCGGACGATGATCGGCGACTACGGCACACGCTACGACGACATGGTGATCCGCCGCGGACAAGACTTTGTTCACGTCTTCGAACTGGCCGCAGGTCAGTCGTTCGCCGACGACACCACCGCAGAGTACGAAATCTATTCTCGGGACACCACCGAACTTCTCGGGTACTGGCCGGCCGCTGAGGTCACCTCGACCTCAGTTCGGGTCCAGATCCTCGCTGCCCTTCTGGATCCGATCCCGAACGGCGCGTTTTACACCCTGTACGTGCAAGAACCCGGGTATCCGCGTGTGGCATGGTTTGAAGGTCCGGTGTGGAGGAAGGGACGCGCATGATCACTTCACAGTTGAACGAGCTGTGCGCCGCCTACGGCAACGTGGACGGGATGAGCCTTCACACCGCTACCGGGTCAGACAACTCAAACATGCTCGGCAGCAAGGAGTCTGTCACATGGGGAACCCCCACCAACGGAGTCATGTCTAGCAGTGTCACTTTCGAAGAAGTCAACGGCGCTGTCCGGTTCGTGCGCGTGTGGGACGGGGATACGTTCATTGAAGAGTTCCCGATCAACGGCGGCACGGGGGTGGAAGTTGTCTCCCAGTCGGTGACGGTGGCGATTCAGCATCGGGCGTCAGCATGATCGGTGCTTCGTCGTCACGGTCCCACAAGCCGATAGCCCCGCCCCTCACGGACGGGGTTTTTTTGGGCGCCGTTTCCCGAGCCTCACATTCAACGTCCCTGTCTTTGAAGACACGCATCTACGACGACTTCAACGACGGTGTACGCGACTGGATCAACGTTCGTGGACGACTCACCACCACCGGCGGCGCATCACCAGATATCACCGCTGAGGACAGCCTGTTCGATCCGTTGTCGTGGGTGGTCGGTGCTGCCGGGTATCACCGAACCGAGATGCTGTCCGACAACATTAGGGCAAAGATCACTGTCCCTGATGGGCTGATCATCAACGGCACCTCGCAGTTCTGGTTTTGTGGAGATACGGCGATGACTCATTACTACGGGGTGGAAATCGCCTCCGGGTTGTTGACCGGACATCGGATTTCCCTGATCAAAGGCACGTCTCCGAACTCGTGGCGCCGCTACAACACCACCAGTGTTGCGTTGGCGGCCGGCAACACTATTGAGGGCTGGTATGACCGCCCAAACTCAACGCTGCGTATGTACCGCAACGGATCTCAACTCGGATCAGGTCTGGTGGTACCCCCCACAGAGATTCCTCACGGGCCTGGCCGCCGGCGGGTCGGCGTAATCATGGGTGCGGACTGGTGGATCGCTCCCGGCGGAAACTTCGCTGATTTCGAGGCTTGGGACGTATGACGCAACCAGATGGCCAGTTTCCCGATTCGGCATTCAACTTCGGTTCGCTAGCCGAGTTGGCTGCCCGCCCCCAATCTGAGTGGCAGTCGATGATGCGGGGGCAGACATCCGCAGGGTTCGACAAGTTTCTGTCGGCGCTGTTCGGTTCGCTGCCTGAGGATTTGCGGGAAGGTATCGAGTTCACCCGCGCGGTGATCACGGCGATCATCCGGCAGATCCTGAACCTGCCGGGTCAGGTCTGGAACACGGTTGAGGATGCGCTCGCAGCGCTCGGCTCTTGGGCGTCCGACATTCCCATCCTCGGCGACATCATTGACCTGATCAACTCGATCCTGTCGCCGATCTTCGGGGGTATCGACTTCTCCGACGGTGTGCAGCCGGCTGAGGTGTGGGAGACGGTCACCCGGGTTTTCATTGAGCCCTTGAACTTGTTGATTGGGCCGCGGTCGTTGCTGGCGCAGTTGTTCGGACAGTTGGGGCGGGCGCAGTCCATCAACTTGTTGTCGGCGGGCGAGTTTGCTTCTGGTTCGATCACGAGTGACGCCGGCTGGTCTATCGATGAGGACAAGTCGCGCAGTAGTGATGGTTCGGGTGCGGCGAAGATCGTTGCGGATGGCACCCAGAAGGCGATCCACAGCGAAGATGTGATCGCGGTGGCGCAGGAGTTCACGCCGAAGGTGTTCATTGCGCATGAGGGGTATGTGGGTTCGGGTGTTGCTGTCCGGTTGCAGGTGATTCCGCATCGCGGCGATGTGGTGGATGCGCCTGTTGATGTGGCGACCTACACGCCGAGTGCGGCGGATGTGGAGTGGCCGGGTGTTGAGCTGTCGGGGGTGTATGAGCCTGCTGAGGGTGTGACGGGGGTTCAGGTCCGGTTCCTGGTCACTGAAACGGCCACGGGTGGAACGTTTTATTTCGATGATGCGTCGGCGTCGCAGAACACCCGGTTGAAGCAGGATTGGGTGGATGGTTTGCCTGACGTTCTGCAGAACTTGTTGGGTCGGATCGATCTGCTCATTGAGACGATCATCAACACTTTGCGGGGCACGGTCGGGGCGATTCTGAACCCGTTTGAGGAGTTGGTGGAGGCGTTGACGTCGATCAACCCTGCCAACATTTTGGGGTCTTTGGGTGCCGGCAATATTGCTGAGGCGATTCAGAATTTCTTGGACCATCTCGTTGGTGGGTTGGTGGGTCAGCACGGCAGCGGGGCGAGCCTCCCGGACTTGTTCAACACGATCCTTCAGGTGTCGTCGAACGCGGCGCAGGGGGCGTTTGCGTGGCTGCTGGCGGGGATCTCCACGAACAAGCCGGTCGACAAGGGTTTGTTGCCTTCGGGGGACGCGAATTATCCGTATTCGAATGCGAATACGTGGCTTCCGGTGACGCAGAACGCGACGCTGGCCATCACCTATCGTGCCGCCAAGTCGGAGCCGATTGGTGTGATCGGCTGGCTCGGCAAGGGATCGCAGGACATCACCGCGTGCTACGCCAATGTCCGCAAGATCGATAAGGCTACGGGTGCGCGTGTGCGGGTGCATCACTCACCGAACCTGGTGTCGCTGCTGCCTCCGGGTGACACAACCGGCTGGGTGTACTACCAGCTTGACGAGGCGCTGCCCCGCGAGATCAGCGACGAGTTCGAGGTGCAGGTCGTGATCGTCGGGTCGGGCACGCACTACATCCGCGGCTACGACGAAGAGGATGACATTCCTGATCATCCGTATGCGAACGTGAAGTCGACGGCGGCGGTGCGCGACGAGACTACTAATCCTGACAATCCCCCGTTGGTGATTGCGAAGTCGGCGGTGGTGCGGTCGGCGAAGGTGCCGTGGATTGAACTCGCCGTCGATACAGGTTCGGGTTCTGATCATTACGACCCGATGGTTCTTTACTTGGGCACGAATGAGACGACGATCGCGAAGCCGAAGTGGGCCAACGCGTTTGACCTGTTTGGGGTTGGTGGTTCGGGTGCTGGCCGGCAGGCGTCTTTGGCGCAGTTCGGTGAGGGCGGCTGGCCCGGTAAGCCGAACGGCAAGACTTTCATCGAGGGTGAACATTTCGATGCCGATGAGGACGTGATCATTTCCCTGATTCCGGGCACGCCGGGTGCTGGTGGTACGGGTGTGGGCGGCAATGGTGGCGACACCGTGTTTTCGTTCGAAACGTCGACCGGTGTGCACGAGTTGCGGTGTGAGGGCGGTGCGGGTGGTGATTCGCTCGGTTTGATCGGGAAGCCGATCGGCCGTGGTTACCCGGAGCCGTTGGAGTACAACGGCGAGCAGTATTTGGCGGGCGGGCATCAGAAGGTGCCCAGTGGTGGTGGTATCGCGCCGGGTGGTGGCGGTAATGGTGGTGACCGGTTCCTCAACCATGGTGGTCCTGGTGCTCCTGGTGGTGGCTGGGTGAAGTTTTACCGCCGTGCGGTGGATGCGCCTACCCCGGAGCCGGTTGATACGACGCCGCCGACGCCGCCGGAAACGGTTGTGGTGGGCAAGACGTTCTCGAGGATCACTGTGCGCGCAGAGGGAGGCACCGACGAATGATCGTCTCCTACAACGTGTATGACGCGGACACCCAGGAGAAGCTGAACATGCTTCCGGTGCCGATCGATGAGGACTTCACGTGGGATGGTCGATCGTCGGGAACGGTGTACCGGGTCTACACCACGAACCTTGATCAGGCGGGTAACGAGTCCGAACCTTCTGCGGTGGTGGAGGTCGCCACCGATGAGGTGGTTCCCACTGAAAGTCCGATGGATCCGTCTTTGACGGCGCAGATCGACCAGATCGTCGCTCAGGGCATGGCCGATGGTGCGGGGCCTGGTGTCGGCTTGTACATCACCAGCCCGCACGGGCAGTACCTGCAGACGTACGGCATTTCCACTGCGGGGGTGCCGCTGACGCCGGATATGCATTTCCGGATCGGTTCAGCGACGAAACCGTTCACGGCCACCGCCGTGTTGATGGCAATCCAGGACGGCCTGCTGTCCCTTGAGGACACGATCGACCAGTTTGATACCCCGGAGTTCAAACTCAGTGATATCGACCAGGCCGACAAGATCAAGATTCGCCATTTGATGATGATGCGGTCAGGCGTTTTCAACGAGCAGCGCGACCTGAGCTTCATGCTCAACTTTGCGTTGATGCCGAAATCGGAGCTTTCCGATTCCGCTTGGTTTCGGATCCTCACGAGCCACAAGTCGGTTCGTGAACCTGGAACGGGATTCGAATATGTCAATGCCAACTGGTTCATCATCAGCCTCGTTTTGAGGGCGGTGCGTGGCCGGCATATTCGCGACATCATCACCGAAGACATCATCACCCCTTTGGGGTTGACGGAAACGTCGTGGCCGGCGACGGCGAAAATGCCCGCCCCGTACGCGGTTGGTCATGATGGGCTGCTGGGCGGGATCACCACCGAGACTCACCCGACGTATCCGCATTGCGCTGGGTCGCTGGTGTCGACATTGACCGATCTGCACAAGTGGGTTGGCCATATGCGTGATGCCACCCTGTTGACACCGGAGATGGCGGAACTTCGTGACTCGATGTTCTGCCCCATCCCTTCGGGCAGCCCATATGCGCCACCGGAATACGGTTACGGATTGGCCTGGTACGACTACGGAGACTGGAAAGGCCATGCTGGTTCTTGGGTGGGATATGAGTGCTCACCGATGTACCACAAGGAATCCGGGTCGATCATCGTCTGCTATGAGAATTCTCAATCGGCTGGCAAGAACGGTGTTGGCGTCCAGACGTTCTCACAGATTTTCCCGGAGATCGCGAGGCTGATTCTTCCGGATTCGATGCCGACGAAGGAATACACGTCGTGTGTGATTTCTTCTGATCCGTTCTTGGGTAAGCCTGCCCCGGCGAACCTGGGGTACGGGGGTATATCGGCGCCGATCACTGGTATTGGGGGCGGTACGGGTAGTTTCGCTGCTGCGGCTGGTTCTGATGTGTTTGTCGTTGTTGCGTGGGATCGTTCGAGTGGGTCTCAGACTGCCACCTACGGTGGTGTGGCGATGGAACGGGTCGCTGTCGTTTATCACAACAACGACGCGGCTAAGGGTGGTCAGGCGTTGTTCCGCGCCGCGGGGGCTGGCACTGGTTCAGCGCAGACGATTGTGGTGTCGGTCAGCAGCGGTGCCTGGGCCACGGCGTACGGATTGACGTTCGGACCGGTGACCAATGTGGGGTCTGTGTCGGTGAACTTTGGGCAGGGCACGTCCCATAGTCATTCAGTGTCGAACGTTTCTGGTTCGATCACGTTGCAGATGTTTTCGGCGGCTTATGGGTCGTCGGAGTTGGGGGCGGTGTCTGGTGCTCGGCGTCGTGCGCATTATTTTGGGGTATCTCCTCAGTTGTTGGTGAGTACGACGATTAAGTCTGGTGATGTTTCGGCGTTGTCGGGGCGGTCGAATTTTTGGGCGTCGATGGCGGTGAGTCTTAGGATTGCTGCGGATGTGGATGCCACGCCGTTGCCTGCCCCGTTGAAGATCACTGGTGGTCAGCCTGCGCTTGTGGTGGATGTGGCGAACAAGGTCATCACCCCCACGAAGGCGAGCCTGTCGATTTCGGGTGGCCGTCCTGGTGGGGAAGCGCTCTTCCCTGCGGGTGCCGCACTTTCGGTCACTGGGGGGACCCCGACGGTCACTGTGAAGGCAGCGTTCGAACCGTTCACCGAGGAGAACGTGAATCGCACCAACGCCCCGGTGCCGGTGGGCACTACGGGTGCGTGGGTGCGACTGGGCGGCGCGGGCGGCGGCGGCGGCTCCGGTCGACGCTCGAACTCCGGGTACCGCTACGGCGGCGGCGGTGGCGGTGGCGGCGCGTACATCGATGTGTGGGTGCCGGTTGAACTGATGGGCCCGACGTATTCGACTACCCGCGGCCTCGGCGGCGCTGGCGGTGCCAAGTCCTATTCCGGCGACGGTAAGGACGGCAGCGCGGGCAGCGCGTCGTCCTTCAGCTCCGGCAGCGTGTCACTCACCGCGAACGGCGGCCAGGGCGGCAAAAAGGGCACCAACTCATCGAGCAGCGGCGCGCGCGGCCTCGGCGGCACCGCTGTCATCACCGGCCTCGATGCCACGGGTTTTTCCGGCGGCAACGGCGGCAACGGCGGCAGCAGCCCCACCAGCGGCCAGAGCAGAACCAACGGCGCAGGCGCTGGCGGTAAGGGCGGCGGCGGCAAGCTGTCCAACGACAACACCATCAGCGGCGGCAACAACGGAACCAGCGACGGCCCCGCCGGTAATGGCGGGTTCGGATCGGCGGGCGGCAGCGGAGACGGATCTGATGCCGGCACCGGCACCGACGGCTACAACCGCATCGAGTGGTCGAACCTTCCGAATGGGGGTGCGTGATGCCCGGTTGGATCGTGGAAACCATCACCACCCCCACACCCGCTGCGGTGGGGGTGACTGGTGGAACCCCCACCATCACCGCCACCCAAAACGCTGTCATCACACCAGAACCCGTGGAACTGGTCATCACTGGTGGGCAGCCGTTGTCAGGGCCGGTCGCTGTACCTTCGGGCGCGGCACTCACGATCACCGGTGGCACACCAACGGTCACTCAGGACCGCCGACTCACCCCCGCTGCAGCGGGAATCACCATCACCGGCGGTCAACCATCGGTCACCCAACTCACACACCTAACCCCCGCCGCCGCGACCATCGCGGTCACCGGTGGTCAGCCCACCATCACCAACCAATCACCCGCCGCATACAACACAGTTGCTGCAGGCTCAGTAGGAGCCTCCGGTGTCGCCAACTTCACCATCACCGCCTCGACCGGAGCAGACATATTCGTATCCGTATCTTGGGACCGATCAGGAGGGTCAGTCTCTAACGTGACATGCGGCGGCGTCACAATGACACAAATCGCCAGCATCGAACACAACAACACCTCCGCCAACGGAACCCTGCGCCTATACCGGCTAGCAGGAGCAGGAAACGGCACAGCCAAAACAATTTCCGTAAGCTCCAGCGGCAGCATGTGGATCGCAGCATCAGCGATCTCATTCACCGGCGTGCCCACCACATTAACGCCAGTGACCAACTACGGCTCGGGGGCAACGGCATCCCAATCAGTCACATTGACGGGAAGTGTCGGATTGCTTGTCCTGTCGTCAGGCGCGGGAGGTGCGGCAACAGGCACCTACTCGGAATTTACCGGAATGACGAACCGGTCGAACCGAAACGCAAACGGCACCCAACTCACCCAGAACACCGTGACGACGTCGGGAACAGTGTCGGCAACGTCTAGCAGTTCGACCCCCTGGGCGAGTGTTTTCGTCCCCTTCTAACCCAACCACCAACATCGGAGCCCACCAGAAATCCTGGTGGTCTTTGCCATTTGAAAGGAAACTCCATTGGCCGCTGGAACTTGGACCCTGCCGTCCGGAGCCCGCAAAATGCTGCTCGACGGCACCTTCGACCTCGACTCCGACACCTGGAAAGTCGCCCTCGTCACCTCGTCATCCAACATCGGTGCATCGTCCACCACATGGGCTGGTGTCACCGGTGAAGTGTCGAACGGCAACGGCTACACCACCGGTGGTGTCTCCGTCACCCTCACTCTGACGGGCACCACGAGCGTGGCGGTGTCATTCGCCACCAACCCCGTGTGGACCGCTTCCGGGTCGGGGATCACTGCACGCTGGGCAGTGCTGTACGAGGTCAGCGGCAACGTGCTTGCTTATGTCCTTCTCGACGCAACCCCCGCCGATGTGAGCGTGGCTTCCGGCAATACCCTGACGATCGATTCGGACGGGACACCTTCGCCGATCTTCACTCTGGCTTAGCTACGTCGAGCCATCCAGGCGTCAATGGTCTCGGGGAGCCAACCCTTGACGCGGCCGACAATGGCATCTGGCTCGGGGAGTCGGCCGGGTACCTGGCTGTATGCCTTCACTGTGTTGAGGGCAAGGCCAGTCCGTTCAGCCACCTCCGTGATGCTCAAATATCGGACCATACCCACTATGGTACATGTACTTGCGGGCACACACTAAAGTGTGTAGAGTCTGATTCATCAACTTGAGACACCGCCCGGCGGGGCGAAGGCCTGAGAAACCAACCCCGCCAGGCGGCCCACCCCCAACAGGAGGCCCGCACCATGTTACGCACCGCAACAGCCACTGTCTTCGCAATCGCCGCACTCGCCTTCGGTGTACCCGCCGTCGCAGACGCCCAACCCGGCATGTGCGACAACCACGGAACCGGCCACGGCATGATCTACAAGCACGCATGCGCCACCGGCAGCGGCGGACAAGGCGCCGTGTGGACCCCCGTCATGAACGGTGACGGCACCGTCAAGAAAATCATGACCGACGACGGCATGAAGACCGTGAAGCGCTGCGTGAAGCGCTGCGGCGGCGGCCGCCACCACGTCGAGACCACCGACACCTGGTGACCGGTCATGAAGATCCACGTTCAATCCCGCGGCCCCGCCGGCTGGAACGCAACAGTCCTCTTCACCGCAGGAACCGTCTACACCGTCACTGACGAGTTGGGCCGCAGGCACCTGATCGACACGTCCCGCGTCACGGTCAGGAGGCTGCCGTGACCAGCCCCGAACACATCACCATCCCAATCAGAGGCAGGCAACTGCCGCTGATCCCCGTCGTCACGATCCTGCTGCCACTGTTCCTGTTCACCTTCGGCCTCCTCCTCGGCTACGCCTGCCAGACAGGTGCACTGTGAAACGCATAGCCGGGGCTCTCGGAACCGGACTCCTCGGAGGGATCGCCCTCACCGGTGTCCTGTCCTGGATGTTCGCCACAGGACACCCCGCCATCGACTTCTTCATCGAACGCGACACCCTGTTCTACTTCTAAACCCACCCCCAGAAACCCCGCCACCCACCTCGGGTGCGCGGGGTTTCTGCGTTGAAAGGAACCCGCCCGTGCCGGACCTCGAAACCCGTGTCGCCCGACTGGAAAAGCAACTGCTCGCCCTCATCGCCCAGCACGAGCAGCACACCCACAAGTACGGAACCTCAGTGGTCAACTGCCGCGAGGTCGAACTACGCACCGAAAGGCCATAGCCGCATGGGAATCCTCAACAAAATCATCGACTTCGACCCCATCATCAAAACCGCCGTCGAGGCTGCCGCAACCGCAGTGGAAACCCGCGTGAAGGCCCTGCTTCCACTGATCGCCGCCGCTGCTGCGAAAGCACTGGCCGATGAGATCGCCCAACGCATCCCGAACGTGCCAGTGGTAGGTGACGTGCTGGAAGTCGCCGAGAAAGTACGCACGGATCTGAACAACATCCCAGACATCGACATACCAGGCCTCTCCGACATTTTCGACCTGACCGAATGGCTCAAAGGCCGCCGCTAGATGGACATCAACATCATGCGGCAAGCCTTGTCGCCGACCTCCGCGTCCGACACATGGCTAGCCGAATGTCTGCCCCATATGGAAGAAGCCATGCGGGCAGCCCAGATCAACAACCCCCGCAGGGCATCTGCTTGGTACAGCCAGATCGGCCACGAGTCCGCCGGCCTGCGGTACATGGCGGAGATCAAGACGTCGGATCCGTCGTGGAGCTGGGACCGAACACGCTACCGAGGACGCGGCCCGATACAGCTCACCTGGCAAGGCAACTACCGCAAGTTCGGGCAATGGTGCAAGGACCAGGGATACATCAATGATCCCGAATTGTTCGTGAACCAGCCCGAACTGGTTGAGCAGCCGAAGTGGGGATTCCTCGCAGCGTCCTGGTACTGGCTGTGCGCCGGCCCGCGGCCGGGACAGATCAACGGTTTCGCCGACGTCGGTGACATCGTCGCGGTGTCCCGATGCATCAACGGATGGATCGAAACCAAACTGCCCAACGGAATGCCCGACCGGCAGCAGCGCTGGGACCACTGTTTGGCGCTCGGTGACGCCATTGTCCCCGGCAATATCACACCCCCGAAGGAGATCCCCGTGACTTGGACTGGTGACCCTGTTTGGCTCGAAGAAGTCCTGCGCCCTGCTCTCGGTGACCGGTTGAAAACGCTGCCTGGGTGGCAGAACTCCGGCCACGGCGACTTCAAGGACATCCGCGGTGTCATGGTGCACCACACCGGAAACTCCCGTGAATCAGCGCAGTCGATCCGCAACGGCCGCCCCGACCTCGCAGGCCCACTCGCCAACATTCACATCGCACCTGACGGCACCGTCACAATCGTGGCTGTCGGGGTGTGCTGGCACGCCGGCCAGGGATCATATCCGTGGCTGCCGACAAACAACGCCAATGCGCACATGATCGGCATCGAATGCGCCTGGCCCACCCCCCGCCCCGACCTGCCCAAGGGCTACGACCCCGCCGAACGCTGGCCCGACGCACAGATCATCTCCATGCGCGACACCTGCGCTGCGCTCGCTCTGAAACTGGAACTGCCTGCCACCCGCGTCATCGGCCACAAGGAGTGGGCCGGTGCTGCGCAAGGCAAGTGGGATCCGGGGAACCTCGACATGTCGTGGTTCCGCGGCGAAGTCCGCAAGGACATGGAGGGGTTCGTGTTTCCTGGCGAGCACCCGCCGATCGAACCGCAGCCCGGGCCGACGCTGCCTCCGGACTATGCGAAGGAGACGTGGGACCAGTTGCGCATTCAGTGGCCCCAGTTGGGTGGTCGCACGCTCGTTGATGCTGTCGCTGTGATCGGCGAAAAACTCGGCATCGAAGGCTTCTACGACGTGAAGAAGACGCAGTCATGAAACTCAACGGGGTATATGTTGGGTTGGGAGAGGGTGACCGCAGCCCAGTCATTGTGGAACTCAAGGCCCTTCTTAAGCGGAAGTTCACGCCTGCCCGGAACACCCTCGACGACAGTGACCTGTTCACCCCAGCACTCACGGCTGAGGTGAAACGCGTGCAGGACGTGTACACCCGTGAGGGGAAACCGGGAGCACCGCACTACATCCCGGGTATCGTCAATTTGGAGTTCAAGTACGACGTTGGGCTACTGAAGCGCCCGGATCCGGTGAAGCCGATCATCTTCACCGTTGAGGGCCACATGTCGAACATGTTCTTCGGCCCGTGTGCCTCGACGGCGAGCCAGCTCGAACAGGAAGGCGTGTGTCACTGGAAACCGGTCGGCGACTGGGACACCACCGCGTTGCCGTTCAAGAACCACACCGGTGTGGAAGCCTTGTACCGGCAGTTGTCTCGCCACGAGATTGAGGGTCCACCGGTGGATCCGAACAATCCGAATGGCCCGAAGGTGATGTGGCCGTTCCCTCCTGGAACTCCGTGGGGTGGTATCGGGTTCTCCCAGGGCGCGATGGTGTGGTGCGAGTTCATGTGGAAGTACGTGCTGCCTTTGAACGCGCCGCTGCACTACCGGTTGAAGGACTTCCGCCGGGGTCTCATGTTCGGCAATCCGCGCCGCGCCAAGGACGCTATCTGCGCGTGGGCAATCGATCCGCCCGATGAGGGTACGAGTGGCATCATGCAGCACAAACTGTTCGATGCTGTCGCGCTTGGTATCGGGGATCGTTGGGCGGAGAACGCCAACGACGATGACATGTTCGCCGAAGTCTCTGACAACGCTGCCGGTCGGGATCAGACGGCAATCGCCCGGATCATCACCGAAAACTCGTGGGTCGGTGGTCCGACCGCGATCCTGACGCGGGTCTTGTCGCTGTTCGGCAACCCAGTCGGCGAAGGGCTCGGCATCGTGATGGCGTTGTTCGACGCGATCATGTTCCTCGCCTCCAACCCAAACCCGCATTATTCGACGTTCGCCACACCTGGGGACGTCGAATGGATGAGGGGTGTCGCATGACCGAATGCGGTTGGTGCGCCGGCACCTACACGAACTGGAGCGTCCACACACGAACGATGAGACACCGCGTGTGGACGGTCATCGCAACCTTCTTTTTCCTGGCCTGAGAAAGGAAAGAAATGTACACGATAACCTGGTTGAAAGACACCGCTGAACGTGCCATATCCACAGCCGCTGAAGCGGTGTTGGCGTCCGTCGGCATCTCCGCCGTAGACCTTCTTCACTTGGACTGGAAAGCCACGTTGAGCATCGCTGGCGGTGCTGCTCTGGTGTCGGTGTTGAAGTCGCTTGTCGTTGGCGCCACTCCGGGTGGTACTCCGGGTTCGGCGACACCGGTTGTTATCGGACAGGCGAAGTCTGATGAGCTGGGGACGTGACGATGTGGAGCGCCGACTTCTGGAACGGTCTCGGCGTTGTCGGCGTCGTGCTCATCGTGGGATTCCTGTTCCTACTTTCACTGCAGCGGGGTTGGCTCGTGCTGGGTATCCATCACCGTGAGGTTGTTGAAGGTCTCAGACGGGAGAACGCTGCTTATGTTCAACGCGCTAAGCAGGATGCTGAGGCGATCGCCGAGTTCGGGAAGGCGGACGCTAAGCGGGCTTTTAATGAGGATGGTGTGGCTAAGATCCTCGCTGCTCTCCGTGAGACGATAACTACGGGTGGAGGGCAGTAGTGGTGAAGCACCGGTGCACGATGATTGCTTGGTTGTTGAATCCGCTTCGTCGTGAGGTGGCTCAGGCGCATCGTTCTGCTGCGATTGCTGAGGCTGAGGTGGTGCAGTCTGCTGAGAGGTTGCGGAAGGTGAAGCGGCAGACTGCGCACTCCACAGCGGTGAATGATGCGTTGCAGCGTGAGATTGTGCGGAATGGTTGGACTGAGTTGTTGCAGAACGCTTGGGGGGCGCGGTGATGCTTGGCTTCTACATGGCTGGGTTTTTGGGGATTGTGGCTGTGTTCCTGTCGGATGTGTGGCTGGACATTGATTACAGGTTGGCGGCGAACTGGACGCTGACGTTGATGGCTGTGCTGGTGTCGGTGTTCACCGTGTTGTATGGGGTTCGGTCGAAGTGGGGCACGAACCGTATCGGCCGGGTGTTTTTCACGAAGAGTGTGTTTCTGACGGTGGTGTTGTGGCAGGGCACGTTGTCGTCGTGGGGGGGTGCGGATTATCCGTATCGGGACACGATCCGGTTCGTGATTTACGCGTCGGGTGTGGTGGCGTATGCGCCGATGATTATCACGTTGTGGTGTGAGCAGCGTCGGGATCGGCGCCGGCGGGCTGCGCTTGCGGATGCCTGATCCGTGGATTGATGGTGTTGCGCGGGTGTGGGTGTTGCTGTTGTTGGTTGCGTGCGGCGCACTCCTCGCATACGCAATCCTTGTGTGACTCAATCATGATCGTCTAGGCTTGATGGTCTGGACAACGGCAACTGTTCAGGTTACGGGGCCGCCCCGCTTGCACAACTCTCCAGTGCAAGCGGGGCGGCTTTCTTCATGTCTAGTTTGGGTACACCCGTCGAACGGAATCGAACCGGCGGATCGCATGTATCCGCGCACCCAACCACGTGCGGTATGGGCCGATATACCGAGTCGTTCCGTACACGGTGCGGCGCAGTTATCTGAGGTCGTCTGCGGCTGTATCCGCTTGTGTGTTCTTGGGCGTCGTGTCGTAATCGGACGCAATCGCCCTGCCGGCGTACCTGCTTAGGACGGGGCATTCCTGGGGTTGATGTATGGCCAGGCAGTAAGGGCACGAGTGGTCCTCAACGAACGGCCCGTAGCGCTCGTCGGGAATCAAGGCGAATGTCGACGCATCATCCTGCGGCCTGGTGCGTATCCACCCGCCGTAGTCATGGTGCCACCGGGCGTTGAACCTATCGCGCCAAGCTCGATCGCGGTGTTCAGAGCTCAAATGCGGGATGTCGGTCCCTTGCGTTGAGGCCTTCATAGTCATTCCCTCCCTGCGGTTCTCGGTAATAGGAAACATGTGCGCGCTGTAGTAACTGCGGACCACCAGGCCGGATGGCGAACGGTCATCGATTCAACCCCTGATAAGCTACGGTACCAACCGGGTTTCAAAGCGTCAGCCATTGGCTTCTTCCCATCGTTTCTTCAGCTCGTCCATGAACTCGTCAACCACGTCCATCAGGACGAACGCCACCATGAGGAACGGCGCTATCCACGTGGCGATCGACGCGTAATACAACACACGCCCCACTGTGTGCATGGGTTCTTCGTCGCTGCCGAGCATCTCGTCGAATCGTGATTCGTACCAAGCGAGGACACTCATCGGCTTGCTTCTTCATCCATGTTTGGGCATGTGTGGTGCACTGGGGGAAGGGTGTCGATCACTGTCTCCCCGTCTTTGAACGGTTGACCGCACCGGCCGCAACGATCATCGGTGTTCATCAGTTGCACATCTCGCATCCGTGGCCGGTCGGGTAGGTGGTTGATTCGCCTATGTGGCTCAGGTTCCGACTGCCAGTGGGCTGCGTCAACGCGACCTCGATGGAGCCGCAAGCGGTGCACATGCCGTAAACGGTGTCATCCGAATTAACCTCACAACCACCACACATCAGGACAGCTCTCCCGCGTGAATACCCCGGAGGATATCCGCGGCACGGTCGGTCAGATACTCGGATGTGTTCGGGTCCATGAGAACCCGGTCGATGGTCGCCACGATGCGATCCAACGCATACTGCGCACCAGCCGTGAATGCCTCACCCGCGATCGAGTACTGAGTGAGTGAGTCACCGATGGTGGAGTGATCCGGGTTGCGTTCAGCTTTGTACCGGTCAGTCGCCGCAGTCATGCCCCCATCCTTCGCGAGTAGCAGGTGTCGCATTCGGAGTGGTCGATACCGTTCTGGTACGGGTTGCGCCACACCTCATTGAGGTGGGTGCAGAACTTTCCGCATGCTTCACAACGCAGAGGGCGTCGGTAGACCATTTTCAGGTCGGCGTCTTCCAGCATCTTGGACAGTTCAGCGGCCATGTTCATTGCTCCTTGAGCCATCGTTGGATTGTGTTGGTTGATTTCCCGGTCAGTCTCGCGATCTCACGCACGGATCCGCCCGCTTCTGCAGCCGCTCGGACTTCTTCACGTAGCCGCTGCAGAGCAGCATCGCGACGACGAGCGGACTCTCTCACCGATTCGGCAATCTCCAGGAAGTCTGCAGGGAACTTGCCATCGACCCGAACCCCGCGACGGATTGAAGGGGAATCCTCAGTGGGAGCTGTCCATCGGCGCGTTGTGCTGTGAGGCACGTACGCCTTTGTCACGCCCTCCTGGTTGAACTGGGGACGATGCTCTGTGATCAACCGAAGCTCCTCGGTCGAAGCCTCTTCGGAGTTCGGGAACCATTTCGTGTCATACCAGGCGTGGTACTGCCACCATGCCGAGTTGGCGCGATGCGCAGACATCCGGGTTGCCACATTGACAGTGGTCCCGACGTAGATCACCTGACTCTTGGCGTCATAGACCGTGTACACCGCCACCGGTCGCTTACTCGGATCGCCTTTCATCGCAAACCATCCCTGATCTGATACACGCGGGCTTTCGAGATACCCGCATGTTCGGCAATTTGAGGTCCGGTGAATCCGGCCTCGAAAGCCTCTCGGATGAGTTTGGTGAGCCGGTCATCCACTTCGGTGGACGCCTTGCTGAGCGCGATTCGCAGATCTCGGACAGCGGCAATCTCATCCAACAAGCTCACACCAGAAGTGTATCGCAATCAGGGCAAGCGTGCTGGAATCTAAAGGCAGTTCGGATACGTATCCATCAACTACACAGCCACCGGCTTGTACTCCCCGAACACTCCACGCGGATCCCCCGCCAACACCCACGCATGCTGCCGGTCAGCACGAGCCACCACCGCCAACACCTCAGCCCGACGCTGAGCAGCCACAGCCCGCCACTTATCAACCACCAACAACAAAGCGCCGAAAACGATAAAGTGAAATCCTCTCTAGGGTTACCTTTAGGGTGATCCCCTCTGAGGCTTATGGCCTCTGACCTGTGCGCCGTGAGGGTTTCGAACCCCCGACCCGCTGATTAAGAGTCAGCGGATGATAGGTTGCATACCAGGAGAAACGTTGTCAAACCCGCAGGTAGACCCCCGATACTGCGCAGTTCTGCGTAATGCTGCGCAGCACCGTAGGGTGAACCGTAGGGTGACCCCCTGGGAGGGAAAACGATGGCAACCAAGAAACGCAGAACCCGCGGAGACGGAGCGTTCTTCCAACGCGCCGACGGCAAATGGATGGGACGAGTAGAACTACCCCCCGACCGCAACGGCAACCGCCGCTACAAATGGGTGTCCTCCGTTGACCGCAACACCGCCATGGCCAAACTCAAACAACTCCGCCGCGACGTCGAAGAGGGCCGCATCGCCACCACCTCATCCACAACTGTGGAGAAGTGGATGCTGCACTGGATCGACAACATCCACGCCAAACGTAAAGTCCGCCCCGGCGTCCTCAACGACTACCGGGCCGCCATCCACAACCACATCAACCCGATCCTCGGCGCGAAACGCATCGACAAACTCACCCCGCAGCATGTGCGAGACCTGCACTCCGAGATCGGGGCCTCCCGCACCGCCGAGCTGGTCCATGTCATCGTCCAGAAAGCCCTGGACGATGCGGTAGCGGAGGGTGTGGCGACCAGGAATGTGGCCGCATTGGTCGACAAGCCCGAGTACCGGAAGAAGAAACGCAACGGCTTCCCGGCGGACGTGGCGCAGCACATCATCCACACCGCGTTCCAGGTGTGCGACGAACCAGATGCGGTGCGGATCGCCGCCGGTTTCCTGACGGGCGCCCGCCGTGGGGAACTCCTCGGCCTGCGCTGGCCCTACGTCGACAACCCCGCTCAGGGATGGATCACCATCGCTTGGCAGTTGCAATCGGAAACCCGCGTCCACGGCTGTGGGGACCCTCTGCCCGAACCGTCACCGCTGTCCCGCCCCGACCGTATGCCAAAGAAACCCCCGTACTGGCCTTGCGGGAAGACACGGGCATGGGCATGCCCGCAGTCCCGGTGGGACCTGCCGGCGCATTTCGAGTACCAGGAATGTGAGGGGTCGTTGTTGTTCACCCGGCCGAAGACGGACGCTGGCTGGCGTGAGGTGCCGTTGTTGCCGCCGTTATATGTGGCGATACAGAAACTCCGCACCGACAATCCGCATGACTTGGTGTGGCACAAGGAGGGGAAGCCGATCGATCCCCGTTCGGACTACGACGTGTGGCGTGGCGTGTTCCGCGCTGCTGGGGTGATCGGTCCAACCGAGTCGTTGCCGCCGCACAACTCGCGGCACACCACCTCGACATTGCTGCGCGCAGCGGGTGTGGATGAGCAAACGCGTATGGAGATCCTGGGTCATGCGAGTGTGGATGCGCAGCGGATCTATGCGCATGCGGACCGGGCGAGGCATCTGGAGGCCATGCAGGGGCTGTCCGAACTACTCCCATCGACGTTTGCGTTAGAAACAAAATAAGGCGACCGCCTGCAAATGCGCCCTGCCGAGGGATTCACCATCCCCGGCAGGGCGCTTTTTTGCGTTCTGGCGGGTGTCAATCCGTCATGGTCCAAGTTCCGCAGCCGCTCGTGCGGAACACGATGCGATGATCCCCGTTGATTGTGCCGGTCCACGACGCGACACCATCGGGTTGGATGTTCGCGCGGACGGTGCCGGATGGTGCTTCACCTTCGCGGAGTGTTTCGCCGCCGCGGTAGTCGGCGATGCTGACGACCGCCCACGTGCAGCCGGGGGAGCTGGGTGGGATGGTGGCGGTGTAGGTGCCCCAGTCGTATCCGTCTGCGCCGCCCATGTTGTGGGTGCCGTCGCCGGGGATGGTGCGGTACGGGTTGGGCCGTGTAGTGGTGGTGGTTGGTGTGGTGGTTTGTGATGCGCTTCTGTCGTCGTCGTCGTTGTTGCGTGCGGAGACGATGCCTACGACGGCGAGCACAGCGAGCGCGGTGACCATCACCTTCCCTGGTGACACAGCTCGATCATTGGTGGTCATCTGGTAGTGGGCTTTCTGTGTTGGTGGCTAACTTCCGCGCACTGTCGTTATCTGATCGTGACATTCCCATGTTTGGGCTTCCTGTGTCGATTTTGGCAATGATCCGTTAGCGTCTACGCATCCGGTTGCGAGGGGTGACCGGTGCTGGTGATTTCGGTAGGTGCAGCCCATGTTTGATGACGAACTCGACACTCTGCTGGTGCGGATTCTGAACGCGATGGACGAGTGTCCGCCAACAACATGGACGTTGCGCCGAGCACGTCTAGTCCTCGCGGCGTTGACGTGCCCGGACGCTCCTGGCGACGCGATCACGAATCTCCGCCCCAACTGTTTCGCCGGCCCGAGGTTGGCGCGGATGCGTCGTGTCACTGGTCGAGGCGTCTAGGTCGCCCTCCTGGTCTTGACGCGCTTCGCGCGGTGTTCTCTTCTCCGTCTGAGCTTCCATGACATCTCTTGCCTCCTTTAGTCGTATTTCGATCTGCGCCACCAGCTCGGCGTCGCTGATCCGATCTGGCCCGTAGTGCACTTCAATGACGTCGGCGGCCTCGCTGGGGGTGAGGTAGCCGGCGGCTACAAACGCCTCGACGGGTGGGCGGCCGTATGCGCGGGCGAGTTGCACGATTGATTGCGCGCTAGGAGCAGTGCTCCCGTTAGCCCATCGGTTGATGACCGTCGGGCCAATCTTTGACTTTGCGGCTATCGCCTTTTGTTCTTCCGTTCCCGCAATGCGAGTGACGTAGTTCCACCATGTGCTCACCCCCGCAGTCTATTGCGTGCACGCAAGCATAGGTAGTGGGAAAACGCGCTTGCGTGCACGCAAGCTTGCTGCTTGGGGAATTACACGTCTGTGTTTCAGCACTGCACGGGCGCAATCGGTGCCCGTTACCAAACTGTTATCTTTAGTGCTTGCGTGCACGCAATCCCATGTGTACATTCAATCGCATGGCCGCAAGTGTGCAGGCCAGAACGTCAAAGAGAGAGGTAAGAGGTGTTGGCAACTTTGCAGATCAACCGCCCCGGCCTCGCCAAGGTTCGACGACTCGCAGGACTTCAGTACGACCACGAGCTGGCGGAGCGCATCAACGTCGACGCCACCACCGTCTCCCGCGTGCTGACCGGAAAGAGCGCTCCTGGACCTCGGTTCATCGCGGGGTGCGTCGAAGCGTTCGGCGCAGATTGCTTCACGGACATATTCCTCATCGTCCCCGACGGCGACGAGACACCCGCTGCATAGAAGAAGCCCCCACCTGTGTGCAGCAGGTGAGGGCAGAGACACCTGAGAGGAAAGGCTCAAATGTCTGAACTACAGCTTACCGGTGACCAGTCACCGTTCGACGCCATCAGGCGGTCGACCCCGGAGGGCCGCGAGTATTGGTCGGCCCGGGAACTCATGCCGCTACTCGGGTACGAGAAGTGGGAGCGGTTCGCCGACGCGATCGGTCGCGCAAAGATCGCCGCGCACAACTCCGGATACGTGGTCGCGGAGCAATTTCCCGGCGCCGGGAAGATGGTCGAGCTCGGCAGCGGGGCAACTCGACGTGTGGATGACTACCACCTGTCGCGGTACGCCTGCTACCTCGTCGCGATGTCGAGCGATGCGCGCAAGCCGGAGGTGGCTGCTGCGCTGACGTACTTCGCGATCAGGACCCGTGAGGCTGAGATGCGGCGCGAGCTGACCGAGGACGAAATTGTCCACCGGGCGCTCACGATCACGACGCGCAAGGTCGAGGCGTTGACCGCCGAGAACAAGATGTTGGCTGCGGCGATCGAACGGGACGCCCCGCTGGTCGCGAAAGCTGAGGCGCACACCGGGTCCGATTCAGATGTTCACCGTCAGGAGTTCGCCCGCGAGGTCCAGGCGTGGGGAACCAAGCAGGGCATCGAGATCAAGCAGGCGGATGTGCTGCGGTTCCTCGGGCACATCGGGTTGTTCATCCGTGGTGAGCGCTCCGACACGGGTCACGCGACTGCTGATGCGCTCAAGCGCGGGTTGGCCTTCACCCATAAGGATGTGGCGCGCAACGGATACGCGTACGCGGTCGGCAAGCTGACCCCGTCTGGTCAGGACTACGCGTGGAAGCGCATCACCAAGTACGTCGAGGCCAATGGCTCCCTGGAGCTGCCTCGCGAACTGCGAGGCGGTGAGCCGGCATGAAGTTCTCCGGTGAATACCTGTACCGGGTCCGCGTGATCCGTTACCCCGAGGGCGCGTTCGAGTGCATCGATGAGAAAGCTGACTACTGGGTCCCCACTCCCGGCTGGCAGCCACCTGGTTGGCGTCCTCGCGGCAACTACACACAGATCCTCGGCACCGACGAGTTCGTATGGCCGGTAACCAACAAGGTGTACGGGTCGCATTCGACAGCGAAGAAGCGGGCTGACCTTCTCGAGTCCTATGGGGCTACTGCGGTGGTTGAGCGTTCCAGCCGGATTGTGTGGCCCGAATCATGAGCTTCTCTTTCTACGCAGAGCCCAGCCAGATCCTCAAGAGAGGCCATGGTGGTGTGACCGTTGGACTCGGGGAAAACAACGGATCCGAATTGGCCTACTTGCACGTCGGTGATGGATACCGCAATGGTGACGTTCTCCTGGACGCCGATGAACTCACGGATCTGATCGACCAGCTGACCATCATCCGCAACGCGATGAGGGAAACGCGATGACGTTTCATTCTCGCCCGCGCCCGAAGGTGCAGCATTTCCCGAAACCGAAGAAGCCTTTGTTCCAGTCGAAACCGAAGGATGCGAAATGAGCACTCCCAGATGGGCCACGTTCAAAGAGGCCGCGTCATACCTCCGCTTGAAATCAGACGTGCTGATACGGGAGGCAGTCAAAAACGATGGGTTGAAGGCATATCCGATCGGTAACGGTCGGGAGGCGCGTGTTGACCTGAATGAGGTTGATGAGTGGATGAAGTCGCGTAGCTATGAGCCGAGGTCCGCGTGAGTACTGAAATGAGCCGACGCTTGAACGTCAACATCAATCAACAGACCGAGGCAGCGCTGCTTGAAGTCTCAGCGGAAATGGGCGTCACAGTAACCGAAGCGCTGCGCGTTCTTGTCGGTATGGGGATTCACACATATCGATGGGATCGGGACGGGGTCAGGCTTACCGCCGAAAAGGGTGGCCTACGCGAACGCAATCACGTGGGCGGGTGTCCGATGAGTGATGTTGTTGAGTGGGCACGTGAATTCATCGCCGACACTGACGACGCGCCGCTAACCGTCCACCTGTACGCCGCTGACGAAATCCGTGCGCTGGTGTCAGGGCTGGTCGCTGAGGTTGAGCGGCTGCGGGCAGAGAAGCTTGGGCTGGAAATCTCGGAGTCCAATCTGCTTGTCGAGCTGCGCAACGAGGTTGAGCGTCTGCGGGCGGCCATCGAACGGGCTCGGGCGCTAGCCGAGAATTTGGCGACCGTTGACACCGTTTGGTTTTGGCACACGGACTACATCCGCGATTACTTCCTCTCAGCGCTGAAGGAGGACCAGTGAGTACGTCTGCTCCTAAGCATCGGAGTGTGTGTCAACTGTCGGGTGAAGTGACTCGCCCGTCTGGGTTGTGGAAAGCGTTGGCGGAGTTCGACGCGAAGCAGATGCGTGAGGCTGCGGAGTTGGAGGCGTTGCGTGAGGAGAACGCCCGTCTGCGGTGCCGGCTACAAGAGCTAGGGGAGACAGCGTGAATCTTGTTGAGCGTTTGAATGCCAGGTTTAACAACGTGATTCATGACGGGCTCGCCTTGGTGGGTGCTGTGGTGGATCCGTGGCTGGCCCGGTTGGAGCGGCAGGCCATGTCGAATGCGTTGGGTCGGGATTTCGGCCTGGACTACGGGGATGTTCTTGTGGCTGTGGAGGCTGAGGAGGAAGTCCACGAACCCGCTGCCACGCGCTGGTGCTGGTGCGTCGAGTGCTTCTCGAAAGTCGACCCTGGCTATTGGGATTCCAATGGTGGGGTTTGCATGGAATGTTCTATGGCTTCTGCCGAGCGTCGGGTTTCGGCAGACTCGTCACCCACTGCGGTGGGTGACACTGGTCCCGGCGCGGGCATGGTTCCCCCGCCACCCGCGCCGGGACCCTCCAACGGCTGGGACGAACTGCACAAGCAGGTAGGGCCGAACTCGCCAAAGTGGATACACGACGCCATCGAATCCACCAAGCAGTTCGCCCGCGAATTCCTCGATGATGACGAGTTCATGGAGTTGGCGGAGTTCCTGGATTCTGCGACCGCGGAAGAACTCGCCGCCATGAGGCAGCAGCATGCGACGGCCGCCGAGTTGGAACGCCATCTGAGGTATTTCACGACCGCGCCCGGCGCGTCCGGGGTGAACCCCGCAGTCGTCGCCGCATCCCTGCTCGACAGGTACCGCATCACCCCGAGATAGACCAACCCATCCAAAACAAAGAGAAGGAACACCCAATGTCCATTGATCTCGACCGCATCACCCACCCCCTGCGCCTCGCACAAGGCAGCCACCAACCAGGATCCGGGAAAGGATGCGCCATGAACGTCATCTCATACATCAACGGCGACACCAAAATCACCGACTATCCCGAATGCTCAGCACGCCCACTGGCCTCCCTGGTGCAAATGTGCAACGACCGACTTGCTGGACCTGACGGATTCCTATCAGCCGAGAACAGCGTGTTGGTTTTGGATTTGGGTTGGCAGACAGTCGGCACCGCAGGTGTTCCGGATTCGGTGTACGCGTTGTGGATTGCTGACATGTTGGATTCCCCGGAGTGGGGTGTCGTCCGGTTTGCGGACGAGGTTGGGAAGTCTGCGATTCGTGATATCGCGGACTTGCATCGCCGGTCGGCGGTGGGTGAGGTTCCGTTTGCGTGGGCCGCACGGAGCGCCGCATGGAGTGCCGCATGGAGCGCCGCAGGGAGTGCCGCAGGGAGCGTCGCACGGAGCGCCGCATGGAGCGCCGCAGTGAGCGCCGCAGAGAGCGCCGCACGGAGCGCCGCACGGAGCGCCGCACTTATCGAGTTCACGCGGCAGGCGATAGCACGGTGGCGCGAACTAGCTGGGCTCGACCTGGAAACCGAGATTGACGCTGCGGACATCAATGCCGCTCTCGCCCGCATCCACGGCTGACGCAGGCGGGCCGCCGCCCCAGGCAACGGGACGACGGCCCTAACACCGGAAACAACACAACCAAGAAAGGACGCTTCCGATGCTAACCCCAGATTCTAAACCCGCATGGTGGGACCACCACCAAACAAACTGGGCTGACCTGCCCGTCACCACCAACCCGCCGATGGCTGACCTGGACCTTCTCAAGGAACTGGAGGATTTGGCGGAGTTGGTGTTGATCCACGCGGAGAGTGTGTCGTGGTTCCGCCCGTTCCTGCCGCCGCACCATTGGGAGAACGAGCCGACGATCTGGGAGCAGATGAACGGCGACGCTGTTGTCGCCCTGCTCCACGACTACCTGACCGTCAGTGATCCTGCGGCGTTGTGGGAGGCGGCGTGACCGCCCCCAGGCCGGTGTGGTGCCGGCACGACCCCCGCAACAAGCCCGTGCAGAAGAACTGGCGCTACTGGTGGACCATGCCGCTGCTCATCGCCGCCGGCATCATCGGCCCCGGACTCGCCGCACCAGATGCAGGAGCGGACAGCCTCAACGACCGGTTCATCGCCGTCATCGAATCCGAAGGCATCACCGGCGTCGACAACGACCGCGACGCCATCGTCACCGCCAAAAAAGTCTGCGCCCTCCTCGACGCTGGAGTCCCCGAAGGGCCGATCGCGCAACAGATCTACATCAACAGTGACCTGTCGCCCTACCAGGTGGCGTTCTTCGTCGCCGCCGCAGAATCGGTGTACTGCCCGCAGCACCTAGCGAACCAGGGGGTGGTGTAGGTGGCGAACTCCCCGTTCATTCAGTTGGCTGAAGTCCACACCAGCGACTGGCGTTCCCGCGCGATCTGCACCCACAAGGACGGCGACATTTGGTTCCTCAACGAATCCGGCCACTACACCAACGACGCCGCCCGCCGCATCTGCTGGACCTGCCCCGTCCAAGCGCCATGCCTCAAATTCGCGTTGCAACACAACGAGGCCGGCGTGTGGGGCGGCTTCTCAGAGAAGGAACGTGCCCGCATCAAGCGTGGCGAGCTGGCACCGGTGAAACCGGCACGGTTCACCGAGAAGGAATGCTTGCAGTGCGGTGAGGTGTTCGAGCCGGTCACCCGCAGGGCAAGGTTCTGCTCGCAGAAATGCAAGAAGCGCGCCGCGAATGCGTTGCGGTCACAACCATCCCTGAAGATCTGCACGCAGTGCGGCGGCGAGTTTATGGGGACATATGCGAAGACCTGCTCGAATGAGTGCCGACGGGCGCAGAGGTTGGGCGCGTGAGCATCGACTGGTTCGCCGTGGAATGCGCCGTGAACGGAACTCCCATGCGGCTTAACACCGAAGAGCGCCGAATGCTGGTGCGGCGGCGCCCGAAACTCCCCGAAGTGGAGTTGGCACGCAGGGCGCACTGCACGGTCCGCACCATCGAACGGGACAGGGCTGAACTGCCTGCAGCAAAGTTGCAATCCTGCCCGGTGTGCGGGGAGGACGCGTGGGTCACGACCGATGGCAACATGGAAGCCCACCCAGACAGGCTGTTTCAGGAATGCCCACTGTCGGAGACGGATTGGGAATCCCGTATCGCTGCAACAGTCATCTGGTTGTCTCGGCGTATCCGTAGCGGTGACTCTCTGCCCGTGTGGGCCTATCTGACAAGCCTTCCGGAAACCGAACGCACTCAACTGTTGATGGCTGCCCTTGCCGGTGTGCCAGATGTTGAGGACCCGTTCGCGTGGATCACAGAACTGGAGTCCGTTGCATGACCGACCTGTCTCATCTCCTGGTCATCATCAACGAGGACCGGCACTCGTGGCGAGACAAAGCCCTGTGCGCCCAAGTCGATGTGGGGGACATGTTTTTCCCCGGTAAGGGGGAGAGCGCGAAGCCGGCGAAGAGAATTTGTGCCCGGTGTGAGGTGCGGGTCGAATGCTTGGAGTTCGCGTTGGCGAATCGCGAGAACTATGGGGTGTTCGGTGGGTTGTCGGAGCGGGAACGGCGTCCTCTGCTCAAAGCGAATGGTGAGGATCAGGTGGCATGAGCAACGGGAACAGGATCACCCCCGAGCAGGTGCAGACGATTCTGTTGATGACTCGTGAGGGGTGTTCCGCCAAGCATATTGGGGAAGTGGTGGGTTGTTCGGCTCGGACGGTGGTTCGGGTTCGGGCGGCTGGTGATGCCCGTTTGGCGTCGCCGGATCAGTTTGTGCCGTTGAGTCAGGAGCAGAAGGATTTCGCCCAATATTTGCTTGATGACGGTGCCCCGTATCGGGAGGTTGCCCGCACGTTGGGTGTGAGCCGGACAACGGTCGAAAAGTATTTCCCTGGTTACGGGTGGTCGAAGAAGCAGGCTGCCGAGTTCAGATCTCTGGTCAAGAAGTTCCGATGGTTGGAGGCTTCGTGATGTGCGTGTGCGGCCATAACCGGTCTTTCCACCGCTACGAGTGGGACAAGTTCCGCGGCCGGTGGGACACGGGTTGCGACGCCGCCACGTTCGACCAGGGCGGCCGGGAACGCTGCCACTGCTCCGAATATCGAGACAAGGACGAAAACTGATGGTTGTTGATACACGGGTGATTACCGCGAGGGACGACGCGAAAGCCGGTGCGGCTGCGCTTGATGACGCGCGGTGCGCTTTGCATGAGTTGTTGTCTGAGGGGCCGCCTTTGCAGTTCCTGGACCGCGAAGCACTCGAACTCAACCTGGATGTGGTGAACAAAGCGTTGTCGCGTGTGGATGCGGTGATCGGGTCGTTGGACCGGATTGCGGACAGGTGGACAGCATGAGCGACAGGATCGAAGCGACTCTCGGGCAGATGTTCCGGGACCACTTCTTCAACAGCCCCCACGAGGACACCCGGTGCTGTGTTGAAGAGTTCCTGGAAGCGTTGAAAGCGAACCGCATCGCACTCGTAGAACTCCCCGAACCGTACTTTGTGCATTCCGCTACTGATGACGTTAACGGCTATGCCGACTGGGAGTATCCGCACGGGTCAATCGCAACCACAGACGACGGCACGATCATGTGGGGGCAGTGGCATATCACAGACCCTGAGAAGGTTCGAGCTGCCGCTGCCGCGCTCCTCGCTGCCACTGCTGCTGCGGAGGTAACCGAATGAGTGACGTGGACGTTGACAGGCTCGCAAAACTCCGCGAACCATTCCCCGCCAACCAGATCGGCAAGCTGCCCAAGGGTGGCATCACGCTCGACTTCGTCGGCCATGGTTACCTCACTGCCCGGTTCCTGGACGTAGACCCGCTGTGGACATGGGAACCGTTCGCGGTAGGGGAGAACGGGTTGCCACTGCTGGATGAGCAGGGCGGCCTGTGGATCCGCCTCACGATCTGCGGTGTCACCCGCATCGGATACGGCGACGCTGGAGGCAAGAAAGGCCCCAACGCCGTCAAAGAAGCGATCGGCGACGCGCTGAGGAACGCGGGCATGAGGTTCGGTGCTGCTCTCGACTTGTGGTGCAAGGGAGACCCAGACGCCCCCGCACCGCCCGATCCTGCGGTGGCTGAACGCAACGCTCTGCTCCACGAGCTGGGAGATGCGTGCGCTGCTCTGACGCTCGATGAGAAGACGGTGGCCGCCCAGTTTTACGGCAAGTACAAGGTGACGGCGAGGAACGCGAAACCTGCCCAGTTGCGGGAGTTCATTGACGACCTCATGGAGAACGGTGCCCCCGCATGAGCCGCCGGTATACGGGGTTCTCCCCGGAAACCAAAGAACTGATCTGGACCCGCGCTCAGGGGCGGTGTGAACGCTGCAATGAGTATGCCTCAGACGCTACTGCACACCATCGCAGGCCCCGTGGTCTTGGCGGATCTCGCCGCGATGACACCAATCTGGCGTCCAACGGGCTGTGGGCTTGCGGTTCCTGTCATCGTTGGGCGGAGTCCTATCGGACACAAGCATTCGCCGAAGGCTGGCTTGTTCGTCAAACCCAATCCCCTATCACTGTTCCCGTCCTCTACAGGGGCAACTGGGTGTTGCTCGACGACGACGGGTTTGTTTACCGAATCCCCGCGGAGGCAGCCCAATGACCCCGTACTACCAGGACGACCAGGTCACCCTCTATCACGGCGACTGCCGCGAAGTAATCCGAGAACTTGCTCCCCAGTCCGTCAATCTAGTTATGACCGATCCTCCTACGGCATGAACTACGACTCGGGATGGTCGGGAGCTTCAGTGCACTTGGACGGAACTCGTCTATGCCTCCGGATGTATCGGGAACTCTTACCGTTGGTAGCCCGAATTATGGCTCCAGACTCGCACATGTACTGGTTCACCAGGTGGGATGTGTGGCCCGACGCGTACGACTGTATCGCGCCGCATGTGCCCGTGCGAAACATGCTCGTTTGGGACAAGGGCCATCCTGGTATGGGAAACCTCGAAAGCTACGGATATTCCTTCGAAATGGCCGTATTTGCATCCAAGGGTCATCGACCGCTAGTGGGGGGACGCCCTAACAGCATCTTCAAAGTTAACCCCGTCCCCAACAGTCAGAGAGTTCATCCCACGGAGAAGCCGATAGGACTTTTGTCCGACTGGATTGAACGGTCCAGTGTTGCAGGGGAAGTCGTTTTCGATCCGTTTGCAGGTTCGGGTTCGACTCTGGTTGCGTCCCGGAACCTTGGCCGTAGGGCCGTGGGTGTGGAGATTGAGGAACGGTATTGCGAGACCATCGCTAGCCGACTGGACCAGATGTGCCTGGACTTTGGTGCGGGCGCATGAACATCTACCGGATACCTAACCCTGTGGAGGCAACACAATGAACCTCACACCCGAACAACTCGAAGCGATCGCCTACATCGTCCTCGCATTCACCGGACCACCGTCACTGGCGTACTTCCTCGTGAAGGTGCTCGGGTGATGTACACGGTTTCGGGGACGTGGCCCCACTACATCGTCACCGGTGGAACCGAACCACCGAAATGCTTCAACTCCACCGTCACCGCCGTCAAATACCTGGAACAGATTCTCCAGCAAGGCGACACCATCAACTGGCAGGTCCCATGATCACCGTCGTCTGTGGCGAATGCACCCGCACCCAAGGCCGCCCGGTGTCCGCTGAGTTCAACAGCACGGACGAAGCTGAGGCGTTCATCCGCCGGCACCACGCGCTCGCTGATCACAGGGCACACATCCCGGAAGAGGCGGCCTCGTGAGTGATTGCTTGTTGTGTGATCATCCCCGCTCCACACACACACCCCAATGCCGAACCCGGCTGGGCGTGGATGCGGATGACATGACCCGGTACACGCAGTGCCTATGCCCAGGATTCGAAGGCACAGAAGACGGAGAGGAGGACTGAATGCCCCACGTTTTGTACCGCTTCTACAGCTCGACAGGGCAACTGCTGTACGTGGGAATCACCATGAACCCGCCACAACGGTTCAAATCCCACAGGGACTCGAAAGACTGGTGGGACCACGTCGCTGGCATCAGCATCGAGAACTACAACACCCGTGAGGAACTGGAGAACGCTGAACGCCGCGCCATCCAGATTGAGCACCCATTGCACAACGTGGTTCGGGCGAAACCAAAGGTCATCCAAGATCCTTTCGCGGATCCGAAGCCGCAACCGGAACCTGCTCTGCCTGATTCTCTGTCCGATCTTTTCTCGCCGGCCCCATCGGTAGGCGAGTCGATAGCTAGCCTTTTCGGACGGATGCATGAGGCCGAGGAGCGAAAGGCTGAGGCTCGTCGGGCACGGTGGGATGCCATCTACGCCTGCGATCTCTGCGACCACGCCGGGTACCGCGGAAAGTCGGTGTGCGACCACGTCGAGCACCGATCAGGGCATGCCCGTGAGGCCCAACGCCAGGTCCAAAAGGGCAGACTTCAAATCATCCCAGGTGGCAACTGATGGCGAATCTTCCGTGGATCAGGCTCCAAACAACGATGTTTGAGCACCCAAAAGTGCTCAATTTGAAGGAAGACAAGCAGTGGCGGGCCATCGTCGCGCACCTAGAAGCGATGACCTACACGGGCCGTCACGCCCTCGCGGGGTATGTGCCGAAGACCGCTGTGCGCCTTCTGCACATCCAGCAGAGCGACGTGAACCGTCTGGTATCGGAGGGACTGTGGTCGCCGGCTCCTGGCGGCTGGCAGATCAACGGTTGGGATGAGTACCAGTTGGCGGATGCAGAAGCGCTGGCCAGGAGTGAAAAAGCGAAGAAGGCTGCCGCCGCGAGGTGGGACAGGCGTAATGGGAAGGAAGGCGATGCGACCGCTATCTGAGCGTGATGCTGGCGCATATGCAACGAGCATGATGCTTGAGCATGTGCTTGAGCAATGCCACGAAACGCACGCACGCACTTACGTGAGAACTACTCACCTTGGTAATGAACCTTACGTTGGGTATCGCGCGCAGGGGGGTAGAACGAACTTCCCTCAAATGGTGGAGATTTCGGCCTTCGCTCCGCTCGGCCGGCAAGGGAATCGGGCGCTCCGGTGAGGGATTGGCGTGGGACGACGGTTCATCAGGGGGCGTTGCGTGTCCCGTGCCGTGACTGCCGGGCAGGGATCGGTGAGCCGTGTGTGGTGCGGGATGAGAAGGGCCGTGTGTTGAAGGTGTTGGAGGCGTTTCCGGCTCATTCGCACAGGATCGCTGACAGCCGCTCTACGGGTTCCCAAGGCACTGACACCAACCCTGCCGTGAAAGTCGCTCAGCGTGGCGTACAGCCCCCGCAATCAACACCAGGAGACGAGTGATGACGCAACGAAAAGGTGGATTCGACTGGATCCGGTCGACCTACCGCGTCCCAGCGAAGCGCGGAATGCGAGTTGTCTTCGATGGACGGCCGGGACGCATCCTGAGCGTTGATGGCCCGTATCTGATGCTGCACTTGGACAGCGACCCGAAGAACCTGCGCACTCGTGTGCATCCGACATGGCGCATGGAGTACCTGCCATGACGATGTTTGTGTCGTGTGCGGATGATCCTCGTATCCAGGCCGCCCAGGCTGCGCGGTCGTGTGACATCTGCAAAGCACCCAAAGGCAAACCCTGCATGAACACGATTCGGCCGGGGAAGCCGCTGCCCGGTCGGGTCATCCACTTCGGGCGGCTCACAGACAGAAACCGAGAACCGAAAGGCGACGAATGAACAACCCCGAGTTGCGTGCAGTACTCACAGAAGCCCTCAGCGAAGCCCTGAAGCGGCTGTGGACCGACCCCGAGGATGCTGCCGACCAGGCGGACTGGGATGCGCTCCCCGGAAAGCTCGCTGATGTCATCGCGTCTCTTCCGGGTGTGGCGGTAATCCAACTACCCGAACCCGAAGTGATCCAGGGCGAGCCGCGCTGGAACGACGGCAACGTGTGGACTGGCGGCTCCAGGAAGGTCCGCGCATACCTCGGTGATGCACGAATGACCGCCGCATCGGCTCGTGAACTAGCTGCCGATCTGCTTGCCGCTGCTGTTGTAGCCGAGGGGGAAGACAACCATGCCTGAACATTGCCCGTTCTGCGCCACGAACTGGGAAAACCTCGACATCGTCGAGCGCCCTGACAGTAATCCCGAGACGCTGATCATCCGCCCGCTGAACCCCGTGGTCGAGGGGCACGTGCTGGTCATCTGTAAACCCCATACGGCCAATGCTTCCGCTGATGCCTCAGTAGCTCAGCATCTGATGTACCTGGCTGCGCGCTACGTCGCACGACACCAGTTGCAGGCCAACATCATCACCAGCGTCGGCCCGGACGCCACGCAGACCGTGTTCCACACCCATGTGCATGTTGTGCCTCGTCGTCCTGGTGACGGACTGCCGTTGCCGTGGACGGGCCAGAAGAAAGCCGGGGAAGACAAGTGAGCGATGTTGTGGCCCGCGCGAAAGCAGCACTGGAAGGCGTCACAGACGGGCCGTGGGTGGCCGAGTTCAGCGGCGAGCAGGGGAACTGCGTCATCCCGCACGATGCGCAGTCGACACGAGAAGCCGTCTGCGTGACCCGCTTGTACCACCAGCAGGCCGACGCCGAGTTCATTGCTTCTGCGCGTTCGTTGGTTCCCGAGTTGATCGCCGAAGTTGAGCGTCTCCGGGCGCAGGAAACACGAATCCGAGAACTGTGCGAAGACCCGTCGCACGGACCGCTGTATCCGTACAAGATCCTCGCTGCACTGGATACCGAGGGGGAGGAAGCGTGAGCGACGGCAAGCAGTGCGCCCGATGCGGCCGCGCAGATGCCGTATTCGGGTCATGGACTTACTTCGTCGCTCCAGGTCGGATGCGGACGGTGTATCTGTGCCACGCCAACCAGGACGGGACGAAGACTGATCCGGACTGTTATCACCTGGCGACAACACTGCGTGATCCGATGCCTGATCACTACCAGAACCCCGGGGAGGAAGCATGAGCGGGGACGCGCAGAAGATCATGATCGCGGTTCAGCGCCGACACCGGCGGACGTTAAACCTGGAAACCGGGCGCTCCCACTGCCAGGGTACGCGGGTGGGTGAATGTGATTTCCGCGACGGTTCGCTCGACGATTTCGAGGCCCACGTCGCCGCCGAGATCGACAGAGCCCTCGGAGGACTCAGGCGGGAGACCCGCGTAATCGAGAGCATCTTCGAGCTGGGCGTGCCAGAGCCCGCAACCCGATTCGTTACCCACTGGATGGAGATACCCGATGAGTGATGTTGTAGAGCGCGCGAAAGCAGCACTGGAAGGCGCGTATGAGGGTCCGTGGGTTCAGGTCGGAGGCGGGAATATAAACGTTGATCCGGTCGGTCACCGCCCTCCTGTCGCGAAGGCCTGGACGCGGGGGAACGGCGAATTCATTGCCCAGGCTCGCACTCTCGTACCTGAGCTGGTCGCCGAAGTTGAGCGTCTCCGGGCGCAGGAAACACGAATCCGGGCACTGTGTGAATCACTGGAGCGGTTGGCGCGAAAGTACGAGGAGAACCACCTCGCCAATCATGGACGCGGCGTACTTCATGCCCGCCGTGAACTCCTCGCTGCACTGGATACCGAGGGGGAACGATGAACGGCAAACGCTGGTGGCTGAAAGTCGCGGGCGAAGACGGATCAACGATGACATGGCCCGATCCAACCGACCCCACAAGCCTTGAGTGGCGGTTGCGGTACGCACCGGACACCATCACACCCGCCGACCATCTCGCACTCGCGGCGTTCGTCCACGCTTACGTGCATCTGTTCGTGCTGCCCTCGCGGCTGCGAAACCTACGAGTCCGCCAGGTTCGCGCAGCGCTTGCCGACATGTCTACCGAGGGCGAGGACAAGTGAGCACTCCTGAGCGTGCGGCGCTGATTGAGCGGGCAGCGCAAGCGATCTACGAACAAACCTCCGCCGGCAAGTTGTTTCCTTGGGACACCCTGACAGAGACGCACAAGGTGCAGTGGCGGGCCATGGCGGATGCTGCGTTCGACGTCCTCATCGACGCCTGGGCTCCGCCGTTCTAATGCCGAAAACACCTGAAACCCCCGCCGAGCACATCGAGTTCGCACGGGAAGAAGCCCGCCAAGCCGCATACGAGTCAGCGACCACTCACGCTCTGATCGCTATCGCCCAACTACTAGCCGAAAAGGACCACACCTGATGGCCAAGATCCAGATCAACTACAAGTCCGGAACTTCTATCGTCGCCAAGGTCGAACAGTTCACCGTGAAGCGAGACAAGTACGGCGTCAAGTCCTACGAGTGGACGAACATGGCGCCCCGCCCCCTGGACTTCAACGCAGACGAAGTCGAGTCCGTGTGGGAGCTGTGATGACCCTTTCCGTGATTCTCGCCGCCCAGGCTCGATTCATCCACGAGAGCCCTGTTTGTCCGGTGTGTTTCCAGCCCCGCATTGAGCATTCCACCGACTGCAAAGGACACCACAAATGAGCGTCTACGCACTGAAGCAACCGCATCCCAACGGGGGAGAGTGGATCCAGGAGCACGACAGCCTAGAGGATGCGCTTGAGTTCCAGTCGCATAGCGGCGGTATTCTCGTCCGCCGCGAGGCTGTACCTGGGCAGCCTGGACTGTGGTGGGTAGAGGTCAACACCGAATTGCCCAGCGATGTCGGGTCGGTTGTGCAGTCTGAACCCAACCAGGAGGGGATCACTGATGTCTGATGCTCGTGTGGGGGCGTGGATCGCGGCGTGGGACGCGCTCAACGCCGCCACCAACACCCTCAAAGAATGCCCCATTCAAGACCCCGACGAGTATCGGGCGTTCTGCCAACTCCAAGCAGACATCTACGCCCACCTCGCCGACGTCCCGGCAGAGGTCGGTGCCGCCGCAGCGGAATGGCTTGAACACCGCGAGAAGGAACTACGGGAACAGAAACGTCGGGAACAGAAAGAAGATATGTTCAGGAAGGCGTTCGACAAGTGAGCATGGACTTCCACCTCCCCAGGGCTGACCAACTCAAACTACAAGAGGCGCTCGGCGGAATCCCCACACTCATCGAGGACCTCGCCGTAACCATCACACGCCAAGCCCGCGTACAAAAACCCGGACTCGGGAAACTTCGAAGGCGGAAAGCTGAGGCGCGCATCCCGTTCCACATCGGCGCAGTAGAAGCCGCAGACGAACTGCACAACGCCCTGATCAAATGGGTCAGGTTCACCTGCGACGCCCGACAAACCCCGTACACCGAATCCAACGATGACATCACTCTGGCCCGCTGGCTGAGACGCAACGTGACCGCCCTCGCCCTCATCGAAGGCTCCGAAGAATCCTGGCCTGAAATTCACCACCGGATTGACGAGTGCCGCAAGCAGATCGACTTGCCCCCAGAGGATGACATCGTGATCGACCCGGAACGGGTCCGCCAGGCCAACCGTCAAATCCTCACCGCCGGCCAGATAGAAAAGATCGCCCCACGCCTCGGCGCACTCGGTGCAGGGCTGAACAAACGTCGGGTCCAGACCCTCGTGAAAAGCAAGCGACTGCGGCCCTGCGCAGTCGACGGAGAAGTCCGGTTCTACCGCCTAGGAGATGTGCTCGACGCGCACCACAGGCAACTACCACGCTCCAAGAAAACAACGTCTGAACAGGTAAAATTAGCAGAATGAGCCGGGTCTTTCGGGTGCATCTCAACGACGTCCTCGCTGCGGAATGCTGCCACCCCAACTGCTACGCGCCGGCCCTTACTGACATAGCCAGTCATGTGCCGTTGTGTGAGCGGCACATCATGGTTGTCTACCGGGAAGCCAATCTCATGCTCGCCAGCCATAGAGCTATGGAACAGGCATATGAACTTCTTCCATCAGAGGCTGAGTTCATCCCAGGCCCATGCCCTCGCTGTGGGGACAGTGGTCTACTTGCCCACTTAGCGAACGGGTTTGTGGTCTGCAAGGCGGCAGGGTGCGACTACGAACGATCCATGGTGGCGTTCTGCACTGAACGGAAGACACTGATGGGTGTAACTGCCGCAACTGATGACGTCGTGTACTACATGCGACTGGGAAACCGTGCCAAGATCGGTACCAGCCGAAACCTCAAGGCCCGCATCGGAGTGATTCAGCCAGAGGACTGCATGGGCTACGAACCGGGGGACCGGAAGCTGGAACGTAAACGTCATGACCAGTTCAAGCACCTGAGGGTGTCTGGTGAATGGTTCATGATTGGCCCCGACCTTGTGCGGCACGTGAACTCGCTGCGGATTGCATGAGCACAGCATTTAGTTGCTATGTTTGTCGCAATTGCCTTAACGGCAAAATTGCGCCGTAACCTTGCTGATTTGACAAACAAGGTTCGATATTCGTGCTAGGCTGTCGCCGTAGGCGCAGGTCACACTTCCTCGCCTGTTAAACGCCCCGGAACCTACCGGGGCGTTTCGCATTTCGGGGGTGATCCCATGCCCACCTTCGCCACACCACGATCCCTCAACGACCGCATCACCGACGCTCTCCACAACGTTCGCCTAGCCCGCGAAGACGGAAACCCGAGCATTGTTGAGGCTGCGGAGAAACTGTTGGACCAGTTGTTGGATCGCGTTCCCCGCTCCACCAGCCAGGAGTAGTTGCCGTGCCGCTCAAACACCTCCGCGTCTGCCCGGAACCCTGCTCGAAGACGCGCTTCTCTGAATGTGGGAAAGCTTGCCGCTTACCTAACGCGATTGATCCGGAGTCGTGGCGTATCAACTTGCAGGACGGCGCCGGCACGATCGGTGGCAGGCAGGAATGAAACGCCGCGCGGCCCGGATCATGCGACGCGCAGCACGCCGCCTCATCGCCGTGTCCCGACGGTTGGACCCACCCAAAGACGAAACCCGCCTGTACACAGGCAACATCACCCAAGCCATCCTGGACCGCATCGAAACCACCCCACCCTGGACCAGACGCTCACTCACCGTCCACGATCCGGAGCCGTGGAACGCTACTGGCCTGTACCGGCCACCGTCACTACTCACACGCATCTGGTGGTGCATCCGCGGCTAGACCCGCGTCACATTCCCGCACTGATCCACAGCGAGGACGAACCGTTTCTCTCCACCAGTCAGGGCGATGACAAGCCACACCGGCAGCCACAAACCGCACAGCAGCACCGACACCAGCAGGTGCAGTACATGGTTCACCCGCTGACCGGTAACAACTACCGCCGTGTACGGGGTCACCGATTCGATTCGGCCACGCGAACGGGCCAGCTCCGTCGACACATACTCCTGTAAGCGTTGCTGACGCACCGGATCCGGCACCGGAACGGTCGACACCACCACCGGTGCCGCTGCCTGGTCTTGGGCGACCCTCACCGCTGTGACCACACCACCCACCAGCAGGCACACACCTGCCAGGGTGAACAACTCCACCCCCGTCACCGCGGCAAGCAGGAACGCCACAAACGAACCCGCAACCAAACCGGCCGGCAGCGCGAACCGCTCAACCAGTACCTGAGAATCCCCACTCATAGCAGGTGACGGTACAGCAGTACGCCCACAAATTTGCATGGACTGGACAGGATGAATAGCAAACCACCAGATCTGTCGATCCTGATCTGCTCCGTCTCCGAGCGGCATGACAATTTCGCTATCGCCATTCAACGCCAGATCTACAATCAGATCGCGAAGCTTGACGACCCCACCAGGGTTGAGGTTCTCGTCCTCACCGACACCCGCTCCATGAGCATCGGGACGAAACGCAACCACCTAGTACGGATGGCATCAGGCCGATACACCGTCTTCGTTGATGATGACGATGAGGTCGCAGACAACTACGTTTCCGCGCTCCTGAAAGCCGCTGAATCTGGTGCGGACGTTTTGACGTTCCAGCTGGAATACCGGCTGAACGGAATCAAACGGTGGATCACGAGACAATCGATCCGATACACCGACGATCACGTCAACAAACTCAACACGCCCCGCCACACCAGCGCTGTTCGCCGCGACATCGCGTTGGCGTTGCCGTTCGTGGAATCGTCTTACGGTGAGGACGCGGACTGGGCCAAACGACTCCTGTCGGTCGCTAAGACAGAACGTGTCATCAACGAAGCCCTGTACATCTACTGCGATGTACCCGCCACATCAGTGGCACGCCAGTACGCCGCGGAACACAGCCCCAACGCCTACCGGCAGTGGCTGGATGCGCAACCCAAACAGGACTACAGCCTTGGTCGCCGCCTCGGCAACCAGATGACGTCCACCCTGCAGCATGCACTCTCGCTGCAACCCAAGGGCACGGCACTGGAGTTCGGCGTCGGGCAGGGCAAAACGTTGCGCATGATCGCGCAACAAATGCCGGTCGTCGGGTTCGACTCATTCCAGGGGCTCCCGGATGATTGGGAACCAGGCAGGTTTGAGAAGGGCCACTTCGCCTGCGAGCCGCCCCAAGTCGACAACGCAACCCTCGTGGTCGGGTTGTTCGAAGACACCCTGCCAACGTTCACCTTCCCCGACGACATCGGCTTGGTGCACATCGACTGTGACCTGTACTCCAGCACCATGACTGTGCTGAACCACCTGCAACCCCACCTACACCGCGGCTGCATCCTCGTGTTCGACGAGTACCACGGCGCCCAACGCTGCGTGGAGCACGAGCAACGCGCCTTCCGGGAATGCGCCGAACGAACCGGGATCAAATGGACTGTGATCGGTCACGGTCCCGAACAGTGGAGCATCCGCCTCTCATGACCACGGTCGCCTTCATCATCCCGTTCCGTGACCGCGGTAAGGACCCGCGCCGGCCCGCCAACCTGAAACGCGTCATCGAACACTGGAACACCTGCGGGCAACAAGTTCTCGTCGTGGACGACGGACGCACCGGAGACGCCCAGTTCAACCGCAGCGCCGCCTACAACCGCGCCACCGCACAAACCGCCGCTGACGTTCTGGTGTTCACCGAAAGCGACCTGATCGTCCCATTCGCCCAAATCGAACAGGGCATCAAACTCGCTGTGTCCGCCCCGGGTTTGGTGGTGCCGTTCTCCCGGTTCATGGCCATCACCGAACACGACTCGATCGCCGTGCGGGAACACCGACTCGAACCGGCAGCCGCCGACGCTAACCAGATCCGCAAGGACCGCAAGTCCATCGGCGCAGTCAACATCGTCTCCCGCCAATCCCTCAACCTCATCGGCCAATACGACGAGGGTTTCGAAGGCGCCTGGTATGACGACGACGCCATGGAGCTAGCGTTCCGTGTCTGCTGCGGACCAACCCGCTTCGTTGACGGCCCCGGCTTCCACCTCTACCACCTGTCCGGTGGAGGAGGCGCACACCTGACCGCCGCAGACAAAGCCGCAACCGAACGCAACAAGCAACGCTTCGAACGGTACCTACAGGCAACAACCCCCGAACGGATTCGGGAACTCACCGCCGGCGCATGACCTACACCATCGGCATCGTCGGCCACATCTCACGCCTCTCAATGGCAGAGACCTTGGCCAACACCGTCGACGCTGACTACCTGTCCATCGACGACGGCACACTAGGCTGCGAAGGCAACCACCAAAAGGTGTGGAACACCCTCGCCCAACAGCACACCGACTGGGCTGTGGTACTCGAAGACGACGCAGTCCCCTGCAACAACTTCCGAGCACAACTCACCCAAGCACTCGCTGTCGCACCCACACCCATCGTCAGCCTCTACCTCGGCCGCCAACGCCCATACGCATACCAACACCGCATCGAAGCCACCATCACCACCCCCGCATGCTGGCTCCTCGCCCCACGACTCCTCCACGCAGTAGCAGTCGCCATCCACACCAACCACATACCCGACATGCTCAACAACCTGCCGCCCCGCACATCCATCGACCGAGCCATCAGCACATGGGCCAACGGCCGAACCATCGCCTACACCAACCCATCACTGGTCGACCACGACGACGCCAACTCAGTCGCACACCCGCCCGGCACCCGCCAACCCGGCCGCGTCGCCTGGCGGTTCGGCACCCGCGACCGGTGGACCCGCGACGCCGTGCACCTCTGACCAGACCAAACGCGAAAATGCCCCTGACCTGCGGAAACGCGGCGGTCGAACGGGCGTTCGAAGGGGTGGGGGGGTCCCCGACCCCGACCCCCCGAGAGCCCCTCAGGGCAT